ATGACCCCCATCCTTTCTCCCGAAGCCATCGAGGCGCTGAAGTGGATCGACCAGTTCGGCGACAGCCGGCCGGTGCCGACGACCTTCAGCGACATCGTGTACGTGCTGCTGAACGAAGGGCTGATCTACCAGACGGCCGGCGACCGGGTCGATCTGACTGCCGACGGCAAGGCCATCCTGTCTAACGAATATGACTGAACGCCCCGCGCGGGCCTGGCGGCTCGCGCGGGGCGTCGCTTATCGACGGAGCGCGCGATGGAACTGAGAGGCAGCGATCTCGGCGACTACAGCGAGCCGTACCGCGGCTTCGAGATCGAAGTGAAGACCGAGCAGGTCTGGGACGGCGAACACGTGCACTACCGCGTGCTGCAAGGCGATGCGGTGCGGATCGACTGGCGGCTCGTGAAGGTCGACGGGCTGCTGCTGACCGAGCGACGGGTGATCGAGCGCGGGTTCGACGCGGCGCGGCGCGCGGTCGATTCGGAACTGGCCGGCGACGCGGGCGCATAGCGCCGGGCGGGCAGGGCGCCCGTTGCGGTAGAATGCGCGGTTGTCTCCGCGCCGTCCGTTGCCCGAATTCCATGTCCGTTTCGCCTTCGCTTCCTCCCCGCCGCGTGTCCGTGGCGCCGATGCTGGATGGGACGAACAAAACCCCGCAAACCCTTTCCAGTATTGGCGTTCGCCGCTTGTAGCATCGGTCGCGTAGCACTCTCGTAGCACCGACCGTCTGCCGGAGACGGGAAACAAAAAAGCCGCGCTAGGCGGCTTTCGTCATGCTCCGGTCAACTGTTCCAACTCCTTCCGCGCCGCTTCTCGGCGCTTGTCCAAGTAGTCGGCTAGGTCCTGAAGGTGTACGCCCTTGGCGCACTTCTGCGACCCCTCCATGCGTATCAGGGGAATCCTGATTTCTCCCGCCGACGCCTTGCGAATCAACTTGTCGGTCGACAGGTGCGGGAAATAGTCCCGGCATACTTCGTCGACCGGAATCACGGCTCGCGCGTTGTATTGCGCCATCAACAGAAATGCCGTATTCACCTTGCTTTCTCCTCCTGAATCTTCTCACCTTCTCGGCGTGCCGCGATCCTGTCGCGTTGCCATTCGACCGCGTCATCGGGTCTCCCAAGCTCGCCGGTCACGCGCCTTCGCATAGCCATCGCGCCAGCTTGCCGCCATGTAATCTCGATCGCGCCCGCGGCGACCGCTAAGGCCCGCTTGCTGAGCGCGATGTCGTAATGGCTGTCGTGCCTCGGCGGCGCTTGATGCCAGCGACGCGCGACGCCGATCTTGTCGGCCATCGCGTGCAATTCCGCGTCAGTATCCGCCAGCATGTGACACATCACCATGCGCCCGAACCGGGCGCGCATGTCGTCGATGTAGACCGCCATTGCGTCAGGCTCCTTGTCCGGATGGGCCGCACGGTAGCGGCATCCAGTGAGTTACGGCTTCCGTGATTGCGTCGTTGTCGTGCCAGCCGTCGCTATACGTAAACTCGCGCGGTTTGCTCGTGAACGCGTCGAACTCGACCTGAATCGGATAGGCGCTCGTCAGGCCCCAATCGTTGACTTCGGCGAGCATCACGAGATAGCTACCCGGCTTTGTCGGCAGCGCTTCGGCGGTCGGCGTCCATTTCGGCGCGACATGCAGGGCCGGGGCTATCGCGAGCTTGAACGTCTCGCGGCACGTCTCCGCGAATTTCTGCGGCACGTAGCGCGCTGCGGAGCCGTCAGGGCAGCAGTCGCGCGCCCCTTCCGGCACTTCTCCAACGCTGCCGCATTCGGGGCAGAAACGAACAAGCGTCTCCATTGGGCATGGCCCGCACGCGCATCCGTTCGAGCTTGCGTCGATTTCATCCCGTCCGCAGCGTTTGCAGCGGAAACATGCTCGCTGCCCGTTCATGCCGCAGCCTCCGGCGCTTTTCGCTTGTCTTCAGCGATCACGTCGGCGAGCGCTGCGTCGTACAGCGGATTCCCGGCGCTGTACTCGACGGCCTTCTCGACGCTGAAGCACGTCAGTTCGAGATGCGCGTCGCACCATGCCGAAATGAGCGCGTCCAGACCGGCGCGTTCTTCCTTCGACGGATTGAAGCTGTCCGCGTGTTCGCCGACAACGTCGTAAAGTTCGCACTCGATTTGGTCGATGACGTTGTCGCCTTGCGAGTCGAAGACATGGCGCGGCGATTCGACTTGTCCTACCCATACCGAGCCGATTTCCGACGGGGCGTCGCTTCCCGAAACGTAGTACCGTTCCTCGATGCCATCGCGCAGCGCCTCGTCGATCGTCGCATGGTTCCCGTGATAGGTCTCTCCGTCGGTGCTATAGCAGTACTCGACGGGAACCTCGCCACGGCCCGATTCCGCCTTGCGGTCGATCGACTCGGTGGCGGCGAACGCCAGTGCCGCGATTTTCACGAAGCGCGCGCGCATCGCTACTGCGTCGTTCGTCTCGCGATACGCGATTGCCTTGCTGATTTGACGCCCGACGTATCCGGCGAAGTGGATCGGGTATTGCGTGTCGTCGTGCGTGGGTCCGCCCCATTGCGTATCTTGATTCTTGCGCTCGGCGAGCACGTCGACGAAAACGCGCATTTGCCCCTTGATTTGATTCGCTGCTGTCATGTGCTGGTCTCCAGTGCGGTGGCGATTAGCGGATGGTCGTTTGCGCGGTGAGATTCGACGCGCTATGACCGGTCAAGTCGGACGCTTGCGCAATCGCGCCGCGGTCCGTAATGGCGTGGACGACGGCGACGAGCTTGTCGGCGACGTACACGTACCATTTCTTGAGTTGTGAACGCGGGTACATGGGTATCCTCCATTCGAAACGGGTTAGGCTCGGAACAGCGAGCGGGATGCTTCGCAGACGGCCCGGTGCTGCGCGAGTGTCGCGGCGTATCCGTTGAGGACGCCGCGCATCCACGTGGGTACGTCGATGCGGTCGGCGCGGCGCTGGCGCATGTCGGCAAGGTCTTGCGCGGACAGGCGGACGTATTCAAATCGACTGCCTGCATACGTCCGCCATACGGCTCCCTTGTTGACGAGGGTGTCGAGCACGTCGAGCACTGCGCCGGACGGCTTGTCGCAAATGAGCGCCGCAACATCGCTGCGGCGGTAGCTGTAGCCCTCAACCATCGTCGAGAGCAATTCTTCTTCGGTGACTGCGTTCGTCATTGGTGGCCCGTCAGTGCAGCAACTCGGACGCGGGTAAGTACGCGCTCAGCGTTTGACGGGTCTCCTCGACTAGATCGACCTCGCTGAAGCCGTACATCGCTTCGAACTGGGGTCGACCCATGTCGTGAACTCCAAAGCCGCTGTGCTGGTGGTGAGGCGGGCATAACGGACACGTCCGGTAGTGACTCGCTCGCCCCCATCCTTGGCCCGTCCGCTGGTGGTGAACAATAGCGGGCGTTTCGCCAAGACCGAGGCGTCGGCATACGGCGCAACCAAGCGCCGCAACCCGCCCCAAGTACTCTTTCTCCGCTCTCGTCGGCGCTTTCTTGCTCAAGCTTCCTCCGCCAACTTGGTAGTCATACTACCAAAACGAATGCCGAAACGGTAGTCGTTGTGTTCAAATTTTTTTCGCCCCCCCGGCGAGTAGATAGTGGCTCTTTGGCGCAGCGAATTTGACGGCATGCTCAGCCCCAAACGCGAAGATCAGTTCTATGAGGTCCGAGAACATTTTCTTGCCGAGCGTGCTCGTGCTCAGCCCGCAGACGACGAAGCCGCCATCGATGCCGGGGACGACCGTTTGTTTGCGTAGCGCCGCCGTGAATACGTCTTTCCATTCCGCGGGCGTGAGCTTCTTCCCGTACCAGACGACCTGTTTCGATACTTCCGTCAGTAGCGGCCAGAGCAGCGAGTTTTGCTCAAGTGTGCGCGTCGGCTCGCTGATCGTCGCGACGTACCCGTCCGGGGCGTTGTGCAACGCCTCGGCGACAAAGCGCCGATTCGTCGGCGTCAGCGTGAAAATCTGTTTGTCCATGTCGCCGAGCGCTCCGGTCAGTGCTTGATGGTGAGGCGGTCTTTCTTCAGCAGTTCCGCGCCGACGATGATTTCGCCCGCTTTCAGTGCTGCCTTGATCGCCGTCTTGTCGGGCGAGACCTTCGTTTCCGTCTTCATGTACTGGAGCGGAATATCGTCCTCGGACTTGATTTCGACGGACTCGTCGCGACCGATGTAGAGCTTGACTTGAATCAGTTCGTGGCGAACGTCAGTACGCCCGGTCACGGCGAGCGAGTTCGAGAGGTATCGGCGCAGCGATGCTGCGCGGCTTTCGAGAAGACCGCCTTCGGCCGAAAACTTCTTTGCGAGCGCCTTCTTCTGTTCGGCCATTGCCTCGAATTCGTCGATGACCATCGCGACTCGGGCGACCTTCTCGTCGTATGGCGTCGATTCGGCGTCGAGCGTGTCGGCGATCGTCTGTTCGTCAAATCCAGCGTCGGCGAGCTGGTCGCGCATCGCGAGCCATTGGCCGGTGAGGTTGTACAGGGACAGCGACATAAGCCTCCATTAAATACCATAACGGTATTCCGTTAGAACGCGAAAAAGCGCGCAAGACCGAAAACGCCGTGCGCGCTGCTTACTGCGGCTGCATTCTACATCATAGAATACGAAAACGGTAGCTTATTGCGTCTGGCACACCTTCATGAGCGCATTCGCGACCCGCTTTGGGGCCATCGCTCGAAGCGTCGGGTCAGTGTAAATCCGATGGTTCAACGTCGACGCAATCATGAGCGTTTGGTCATCGGTGATTTGCGTCCCGATGAACTTGCTTGTCCGGTCTTCCGGGATGCCTCGATCGCGCATCGAGGCGGATAGCTCGGCGACCGTTGCCCAATCGGCGCAACCGCTCGCAAGCGTTATTTGAGGGAAGCATGCGGCGCATGCCGCGATAAGAGCGGCCCCCGTCGCCGCGATCCTGTTCTTCATGTCGTGTCTCGCCTTGTTCGCGCCGCGGTCGGATGCCGCGGCGCTCGGCGATTATGGCACGGTCTAGGCGGCGGCTACGGCAGATCGCCGAAGATGCTCGCGGCGCTTCTCGGCGGATCGGGCGTGCGCGTGCTCCTCCTCAACCTTCGCGAGCAAGCGCTTCGCGTTTCTGACGTTCGCGCGCGCCAGTTCGACGGACTTCGCTGTCGGACCGTTGGCAATCGAGTCGCCGACCGAATGGAGCGTCGCGCGATTCGCGATTAACAATTCGGCGCTGTTACTGCTCATACTGAGTTCTCCTGTGTGAATGATGCCGCTATGCGGCGGCTTGATACTCCGGGACGTATCCATCCGGCATGTCTCGGTCTCGAAAGTCGGGGTCGCCGGGGTATCGCGACGAACCGTCGGCCCGATGCCAGCAATACAGGCTTCCGCGGCGATGCCAGAACCAATAGCCCGCGCAGGTACACGCCATCGCGTGCGTATTGCGTTTCATCATCCATTTGTCGACACGGAAATTGCGCTTGCCGCATACGCGGCATTGCGGAACTCGCTCGTACTGGTCGGGGTGACGGGGCAAGACGCGGCGCGTCTCGCAATGGCGGCATCGGACGTGGAAGCGTGACATCGAGTTATGCCTCGTCTTTGGTCGCGAGCATTGCTGCGTCGATCGCTTCGCGCAGCGTCGGTCCTTCGGCGAGCTTCACGTCGTCCGAGTCGGTGACCGCGAAGAAGCTGATTTGCCCCTCGCGATACCATTGCCGGATAGCAACGTCCCGGCGAGCTTCGATCCAGTCGAGGCGGGCAGCGTCAGAGTTAGTCTGTTGCTTCGGATGCGTAGGCTTCAGGTGCTTCCCGGTGACCTTCGTCTTTCCCGCAGCCTTCGCTGCCGCCTTGCCTTCTTCAAGCGTGGCGATAGCATCTGCGCCTTTCTCGCGAATCGTCTTCACGGCGGTCGTCGCGGATACTTCGCCCGCCGCGACCATCGCCCGAATGGGGGCCGGTGCTGCGACGAGAGCGAGCGCGTTCGCAACCTTTGTCGTCGAAAAGCCGAGGCGTCGAGCGATTTCTTTTTCTTCGATGCCGCGTCCGATAAGTTGCTTGATGACGAGGGCTTCGCCCATCGGCGTAAGCCGCTTTCCGTTGTTGTTGAGGATCAGGCCGAAAATTCGGTCTTCTTCATTCGTGCCTTTCTGCTCGGGCATGAATGGAATCGACTCGATTCCCGCGCCCTCGCTGTTCGCGAGAAGCGCGGCCTCGTAGCGCGTATGGCCGTCCGACGGATAGGCAAAGCCATCGGGGGTGATGACGCCGACGAGCGGCTTGTGTCGCATCCATCCGTTGGCCTTCATGGAGTCCGCAAGCTCCCGGACGTGCGCGGGATAGTCGGGGTCTGCTTTTCGTGCATCGTTGAAGCCTTCGCGGATTCGAACGATGCTCAGCGGGATCATGTATGCGTCCGGCCGTCCGGTTGAGACGCCGCGGATAACGTCGCGGTTAGCTGCGACGAGTTCGACGTGTGCGGTTTCGGGTGCGGTCATTTCTTCTTCTCCGATGCTGAATCGGGCGATGTGCGATCGCCCGCGTTGATGGTTAGCGGGCTGCTTTAGAACGGCACGTCGTCTTCGGGCATTGAGCCGCCCGCGCTGTACGTATCGCCGCGTCCGCGTCCGTCTTGCTGCCGAGTGCTGTCGCCGGGGGCTCTACCGAGAAGTTGCAAGCTCAACCCGACAATCTCGGTTGAGTAGCGGTCTTGACCGCTTTGGTCCTTCCATTTGCGCGTACGAATCTTCCCCTCGACGTAGAGCGGCGAGCCTTTGCGCAAGTACTCGCTTGCAATCTCAGCGAGTCGACCGAAAAACACGACGCGATGCCATTCGGTGATTTCGCGCGTCTGCCCGGATGACTTGTCGCGATAGCGATCGGTCGTCGCTAGGCTGACCGTCGTTACGGCGTCGCCACTTGGCATGTAGCGTGCGTCAGGGTCAGCGCCCAAGTTGCCGACGAGAATTACCTTGTTGACCGATGCCATTACGCTGTCGCCTTTTCAGTGGGGTTCGTCTGTTCGGACTTCTTCGTCGCGGCTTCGGCGAGTTGCTTCGTGCGCGTTTCTTTGGCGGCTACGAACGTCTTGCGGGACTCCTCGTCTCCCGCGCGCTTGGCTGCTGCTGTCGCGTTCGTGAAGGCGCGCTTCAGCGCCGCTGCGTCGGATGCGGCGAGAATTGATCGCTCGTGCTTCACGCGGTCTCCCTCGGGCATGCGTTGCGCGACGGCTGGCGTCTTGCTGTCGGCGTCGTTGTCTCCCTTGCTCGGGATGCAGAAGACCTCGGTAACGGCGCACTTGTACGCGGCTGACATCGCCTTGTTGGTGGCCTTGTCGGCTACGTCCATTGCTTCGCCGAACATCACGACCTCTTTAACGCTGCCGTCCTCGACAGAAATGAAGTCGTGCCGGACCTTGATCGTCACGTAGAAAAGCGGCATTCCGTTCATCGCGCGCCGCTCGACGCATTCGCGTTCGAGCGCGGTCGGCAGAATCAGAAGCTTGTGAGCGACGAGCAGCGGCGACAGGCGGTCGCGAATATCGTCGATGCTGCGGAAGGCGTAACCGTCTTCCGCGTTCTGGCTCGTCTTGGCGATACCGGTCTCTCCGATCGCTCGCGCGACATTGGCGATTGCCTCGTACACCTTGCGCTGTGCCATGTTTCCCTTGTTGGTTGGTTTCATTCCGCTATTCCTTTGGCGGGGCTGTGGTGCGCCGATGTCGGCGCGAGTGATTCGGTCGCGGCGATCGCTCCGATTGCGACGCAAGCGATCGCCGATGCGACCCAATACAAGATCGATGCGGCGATTCGCTTCATTGCGTCATCGCCCGGATGAGGTTCGCGGCGCGGGCGCAATACAGTTCCGCCCATTCGGGGCGCTTTTCGGTAGGAAAGCTCGTGCTTCGGCGTTGCGGCTCGGTCGACATGTCGAGCAGCAGCGCGAGAATTGCTGGGAGCGCCGCGGCGCATTTCGACTGACGCTCGACGAGACGGCGATACCGATCGGCGTCGGCGATCGCCTGACTTGCGTCCGCGTCGCCGAAGTAGCGTTTGCTGATAGCGATTCGAACGTGGTGCTCTGCTGCCGCCTTTGCAGCGCCGAGCAGTTCTTCGAAATTGCCTAGCGCATTAACTCCTATTTCGGTAGTCGATGAGGGCGCAACTTTGGCGCTGAGCGCGACTGCGGCTGATTCTCCGCGCGCGCGGAAATGCCTGTCGATTGATGCCTGAACTTCGCTCTCGGTCGGTTGGTTCATATCTATCGTCCGGTGCAGGTTGTGGTAATCGTCACGAAGAATACCGAAATGGTAGTCGAAGTGCAAGCAAAAACGCGCTTCGACATACCCGGTCGTTATGCGGCTTGCTTCGCGCGTGGCGCGAGCCAGCCGCGAGGCTCAAAGGCCGCGCGAAGGGCGTCCTCGACCTCGCGTCCGAGCGCGTCGAGCGCTCGCATCATCTTCTGGCCGGCTCGCGAAACCGTTTGCTGTGGAACGCCCGTTTCCTTCCCGATTTGGACGGTGCTCTTGCAAAACGTCTCGCCGAACTCGAAGTGACGGACGACTAGTGCGCGCACGAGGTCCGGGTTCGCGTGGATGGTCGAATTCATGCTCGACAACGTCTCGATTGCTTCATTCCGTCGGTCGCAGGCCCCCTCATGCTTACACGTCACCCATGCGCGTTGCTCGGCGCTCAGTGTGCCGTCAACGACCGAGGTTACCCATACCGCCTCGGTCAATCGATCCGTGCGGCTAAGCTTATCCGTCGAACTGCTCGCCGCAGTCGGAACGCCATATGTCGCCGTCTTCACTCCAGACGTTGCTATGACCTCGTAGACCTTCGAGAGCGCTTGGTCAACGCTCTTGAACAGCGGGAACGATTTAAACGGCTTTTGCATTGCGCTCTCTCCAGTTCGCAAGGTAGGGGTGAATGTCGACATAGTGCTTGCAGCGCTTGCGCATGAGGCGCGTTTTCGCGCACAACGACTCGTCGCCGAGCGTGATTTTGCCGAGGCTCCATACGCAGCCCGCGCATGTCTTCTCCTCGCGCGCGATCAGCGCCGGAAGCGGATTCCCATACTCTCGCCCGATGACTGCGGCGCTTTGAAACTCGCTCATTGATTCTCCGTAAGTAGGTCGGGTGCAATGCGGATCGTCTTGCAGGATCGATGCGTCCGTGGGTCTTCGATGGTTTCGCCCTCGACGACAAGACCTTCATCTTTCAGTTCGCCGATACGTCCGCAAATGGACTGGATCGGCAGTCGCAACACGCGCGCGAGGTCGTTGCGCGTCATGCCGATGCCTGGGCGTTCTCGTAGGTAGTTGAGGACGGTAATCCGTTGTATCGATGCCTTGCCCTCCGCCTTGTGGGCGCAGTACGAATCGATGCTCGTGTTTGCAATCACAACAGGCCCCCAATGTCGCGCGCTTGGCGACGGTACGATTCCCAATCGCAAGCGATGAATGCGGCTCGCTCGCGTAGCCGATCGGCGATCCGCTCTCCGAGGTATTCGCCGAGTTCAGCGGCGGGAAGGTTGCTGAGTAAGACGGTCGGTCGCGCGTCGCGATAACGCCGGTCGAAGACGTTGAAAAGATGCGTCTTCACGTCATCGGTCGCGCTCTGAACGCCTATCTCATCGATGACGAGCAGATCGATTGCGCCGAGCATGTCTAGCGTCGCGCCGGGACCCATCGGGGAATCCGGCCGCATTGCATCGCGCAGCTTTGTCACCATGTCCATAGCGGTGACGTACATCACGGTATGGGCTGTTTCGGAAACGTGCTGTGCGATCGCGATCGCGAGATGTGTCTTGCCGGTCCCGAGTCCGCCGCACAATGCGAGCATGGTTCCTTTCTGCGCGTACTCATCGAAGCCTTCCGCGAAGCGCCGAGCCGTCGCGAGCGCCTTTTGCTGGCCTGTGCCTTCGGCGCAGTAGCTATCGAACGTGCGGCCAAGGAAGCCTTTCGGGATTCCAGCTTGCTTAAGCTGGCGCTCTATACGCTCCTGACGCGAGCGCGTCTCTTTGGCGACGCGCTCGCGATGCTCGCGTTCATCTTCCTCGGCGACGCACTTCGGGCATTTGCTCGGTCGGATGACGAGCTTGCCGATTGCGATCGATCGCGCCGCATACTCGCCGTGCTTCTCGCAAAACAAGGTCGGTGCGCTCATAGCAGCATCCCCGATGAGTCAACGCCTTTCGAATAGTCCTTGCCGGTCACCTGATGGCGGCTCGCGTTCGCAGGGGCCTTCGGAGCCTCGCGGCTCATCGCCGACACGAACAGCCCGCGATAGCTCAATGCGATGCAGCGAGCAATGAGCGTGGACGGGTCGCCGCCTGCCGCGTGGAACTTGGCAAGTTCGTCAAGGCATGCGCTCTCCGCTTTCGGCGTCATGGGATGCTTGATCTCGCGCCGATGCGCTTCCCAATCCGACCATGCGTTCGCATCGAGCCATTCGGGCAGCGCGACGCCGTTTGCCGTCATCCTGACTGGTTCAGCTAAACCTTTAGGTTTAGCTATGACTGGTTCATGTCCGGCAGATTTCGCCGGTTGGTTTTGCGGTTTTTCGCCGCTGGCGAAATTTGCCGCTGGCGAAATTTGCCGGGTGGTTTTCGGCTTTTCGCTTGCGGCGAAATCTGCCGGTTGCTTTTTCCTCTTGGTCTTGAACTCAGCGGGGGGGAGTTGAAGGTTCAGGTAATAGGCGTCGCTCGCGTTCGTTCCGTCAGGGCGCTTGCGAGAGCAGCGCGACAGATAGCCGTTCGATTCGAGCCAAACCAAGTGCTCGCGAACCGTCCGCTCGCTCTGCTCGGTGTACTCGGCCAGCATCTTTTGTCCGGGCCAGCAATAGCCGTCCTCGTCGGCGAACTGCGCGACGCCCATGAGCGTAGCCTTGCGGCCCGCGCTCCCAGTCTTCTGATTCCAAGCCCATGCAAGGGCGTCAAAGCTCATTGAGCGGCCCCCGCTTGCGAGAGTGCGAAGGCTTGCTTTCGCTCTTGTCGGCGGCGCGCGCGTGCGCTTGCTGCGGCGTCGGCGTTCTCGATACGGCGAAGCTCGGCGGGGTCGAGACGAACGCCTGTAACCGCCTCGCTCGCGTTTGCGAGTTCGTCGGCCAGCTCCTCGCTAGGGCGCTTTCGTTTGTGCGCGATATGCTCGAAGTACGCGAACGTCGTCCCGGCGATGCCGCAGACCTCGCGGACCTTCTCCGCGCCGAACTGTCTCCAGAACTCCAATGCTGTCATGCGTCGATTCCTCCTCGTCGAAAAACTACCGAAATGGTATTCGATAAGTCCGACAAAGGGAAGCATTTGGCGGAGAAAGGCTATCGATGGGGTAGCCGCCTAGGATACCGACATGGTATTCTCTGTCCCGATTTGATAATTTTCCTTTTCAAAGGCAGAGCCATGACGATGGATAACAAAGAAGAAGCGCGAATCAAGGAAATCCGCCGCGAGAACTTCGATCGTCTGTTCGAGAAGTTCAAGGCGTCGATCCGCGAGCAGTGGCCGAACGAGCCGGAGCGCGGCATGCTGAAGCGCTTCTCGGAGCATCTTGGTATGTCGAAGGCGTTCCTCTCCCATATCAAGACGGGCGTAAAGCCGATCGGGGACCGGGCGGCAATGAAGATCGAAGACGCTCTCTCGCTCGCGCGCGGATGGATGGACGTTCTTCACGACGACGAGCCGACCGCGGCCCAAGGTCTGACGCCGATGCAGCAGCAACTAGTCGCGCTGTTCATCGAGTTACTGCAAAGCGGGACGGAAGACAGCGCGGCCGAATTGATCGCGATGGTTCGCGAGAAAGTCGCATCGGGCAAGAAGGCAAAACACTGAGCGTAGCGGCGGTTACAAAAAAGCAACGTGCGCCAAGTCACATTTTGTTTCAAATAATGCTACCATGTCGGTATTCTTTCTCCGGTTAGCCGTACCGGTAACCCTCGACATGGAGTGATAGTGAGTAGCTTCGACACAAAAAGAACCGAGCAGCGCGGCCAAGCTGACAGAAGCAACGTCAGGCACCTTCCTACGACTGGCAGTCCTCCGAATAGGCCGGTGAACCCGGCTCAGATCAATGAATTGGTCGGCCTAGTAAAGAGTCTCGACGACGACACGTGCGCAGAGTTGATCGCAATGTTGCAGGGTCGACTCAATGAGGTACGAAATACCGACCCTCCGCTCATGCGCTTGACGGCGTGAGTAGGTTCCACTACAGTTTCGATACCGTAACGGTAGATTAGCTGCGATCCGAGACGCAGCTTTTGTAACGAAAATCAAGTTTCACCAAGGCCCCGAGTCGAGAGCGACCGGGGCCTTTTGCTTTGTGGATGCCTTTTCAATCCCGGAACGTGGAATGCCCCTGCAATCGTTAGGGGAATTTTCGTATGAGGAAAGGTAGCTATCGGAGCAATTGAAAATATTTTTGGGGCAGAATGGTATTCTTTATGAATACCGTTTTGGTATGTAAGGGGCGCTTAAATAGGTAGCCGAAACGGCGACCTTCCCGGCGTTCCCTGCGGTCATTCGATCGAAGGTAATCAATGAATGTGACGCAGATTGCGCGGATCGCGCACGAGGTCAACCGGGCATATTGCAAGTCCATCGGCGACGATTCGCACCTGCCTTGGGGCAAGGCTTCTCCCGCAGAGCGCGACGCCGCGCAAATGAGCGTTACGGCGATGATGCGCGGATTCCAGACGCCGGAGCAAATTCACGAGGCATGGCGGAAGGAACTCGCGTTGAGCGGATGGGCGCATGGCCTTCGCTACGATCCGGCGAAGAAGACGCATCCGCATTTGGTCGACTATGCGTCGCTGCCGCTGACGATGCGAACGCGCGACGCGCTGTTCCTCGCCGTCATGCGTGGGGCAATGCTGCAAGGCGATCCCGAGGAGTCGGCGAAATGAATGCGGCGAGACAAACTGCGGCTCTGCTGCAAAAAGACATCGACCGGAACGTCCCGCGTCTTCACGTCCATACGCCAGACCTCGGCGACGCGTTGAAGACGCTCAACCATGCTGGCGCATGGCCTGACGGCGTCGACGTGAGTGAGGCGCAAGCCGTTGCGTGCTGGCGGCTCGTGCAATACGTGCGCGAGCTTCCGGATGAACTCGCGGAGCAATACAAGGTATGAGCGCGGTCGTTGAGGAGGCCGCGCCTCCAGTAAGGCCGCCGATCGGTCGTGAGGTGTCTTGCTCACCTCGACCGACGCGCTGTCGGCATTGCAAGCGCGCGGTCGGTCTGTCGGGGTATTGCGCGCCGTGCGGGAGATTCACGCCAGACGCGGCGGAATGAAAAAGGGCGTCACGCGGACGCCCGAAAGGTAGATGCCTGACGCGGCTAGGCGTCAGCAATCGCCTTGCGCTCGCGAAGCACCATCGCGACCGCTTCTTCGAGAACGGTATCGCGGCGCTTGTGGCGCTCGAAACTGACGAGCATCGTTCCTTCGTCGTGCCCGCTCAGCCAGATCGCATGTCCGTTTGCCTCGTGCGTGACAATGATTTCGGTTGGCGTCTCGCCGTCGACTGAATCGCGCGCGGGAACGATGATGCCGGTATAGACGATGTTTTGCATGCTGGCTCCAATGCGGTCAGTAGTCGCGGCCCGGATAGTACGTGTTGATGCTGTCCTCGTCTCCGTCGACGATCAGCTTCGTTCCGGCTGCATAGAGTTGGAAAATGCGACGCTCGAAGCCGTAGAGCGAGCCGACAAAGAGCTTCTTGTCCGGGTCTTGTTTCCCGATGAGGACGTTGTACATCTTGCCGTTGTGTACGTCGATCCGGTGATGGCATTCGTACTTTCCCTGTCCTTCTTCCTTGTCGAGGTAGATGTGATGGAACTTGGTCGACGAGTAGGACGAGTCTTCTTCGACGATAAGCGTGATGCGATCGGGGCCGGAATTGTCGTAGCGCTTGCTGTCTTCGATGAATTCGGCGACGAGAGCTGACAGAGTGAGTTCGGCTGGCGCGGGCGTGAGCAGTTCGGTCATTTGCTTTTCAACCTGCGCGGCGAGCGTCGATTGCACGTTCGCGTCAACCTGAGCGCGGACGATCTTCAAAATTAGATCGTTATAGCCGGGAAGCCCCAAGTTGTCGAAATTGACTTGTAGCGCCGTCTTGACGCGTTCCTCTATCGCCTTGCCGAAGTCCGAATAGCTGCGAAGCTGCTCGCGGATCGTGCTCTCTACCGTCTTCGCGATGTTTTCTTCGATCGCTTTCTCGATGAGGCCGGACGAAATGATGTTCGAGAATGCGGTGCTGAATGCTTGTTCAAGTTGCTTCATGGTATCTCCGATTGGTAATGTGGGCGCGAGGATGTTGTCGGCCACCGTTGCGGTCGCTGTTGCTACGCGCCAAGGTCATCCGCTGAGCGAGTGAGCATTGCGCCAAGCTGTCGTGCCTCATCGGCAGTCATTTCGAATCGAATGCTCTCGACATTGCCGGGCTTGGAAATCCAAAGCTTCACAAGGCTATGCAACTTGTCAGCACTCGTCGAAGTCACCTGTACGTCCTCGTTTGCATCGCGATAACGCCGCGTCGTATAAAACTTGCCGGTCGTTTTCATCGTCGTTCCCCTCAGTGATTACGGTGTATCAGCGTTCCGGCGCGACGAACGCGTTAGCCGCGTCGCCCATTTCGCGCTCGTAAGCGCAATCGTCTTCGGGGGCGGCGCATTTCGGAAGAAAGCAGTCCTCCAGCTTCCCGGTCCGTCGATTGATGTGTCGCTGGATGCCGCCTACGTCATGCGCGAGCGTGACATCGTCCGCCCCATTCAGTTTTTCCCAATCGATCGGGCATCCGTTGGCGTGGCACGCGGTAAGGTCCATGTGCAAGTCGAGCATGTCGACCGGCGTGAGACCCATGTCTTTGCGCATTGCCTGATAGCGCGAGGCGACGAGGCCGATCGCGGTGCTGACGTGCTTGGGGACTGAAAACGATACTTGGCTCATGTCTGTTCCTTTGCTTCTTCGATGGCTCAAATGGAGTGCGGTCGGACCGTAACCGACCAAACTCCGAGGGTTGGTCTGTAGTCGCACACGACGTTCTGTTCCCGATACGCGTATGCGACGCGCAGTGCTGAAAGCTCGCTCTCGAAGAAGGCGACGAACCCGCCGTCGCTGCGCTCGACATAGCTCGGCTTCGCTCCCGCGATGCCTGCGAGCTTGGTTCTAAGCTTCCGCGTGTCCGCTTTCATAAAGGCTCCCAAATTGGTAGCTTTACTGCGCGGATCAAAAGATACCAATTCGGTAGTCGTGGCGCAAGCGATTTTTCTTCGCGGGCGCGAATTGTCCGTAACACCGGGCGATACGGCGCTTGTATCTCGGTCGTCGGTGTCTGAATCGGTAGCCGAAGTGTTGACGGCGTGAGTAGGTTCCACTATGATTCAGCTACCGTAACGATAGTCTGCTCGAAACGGTGTCTCCGGTGCCGACGAGGGCCGCTCCCCGCTAGGAGCGGCCCTTTTCGTTTGTGTCGGAGAAATCGAGGGGCGCAATCCTACAGCGTCTGGAGTAAGCGCGTCGGGTGTAAGTGGTGTGTCAGGTTTGCGAGCCTTCCGGCATGGTTGCCGGTCTGCGTAGCTGGCGCTTCGATGCCGTTCGGCGACCGTTCGTGTTCGCCAAGCATCGCGGCATCCATGCCCGAAGGTTCGGCGGTGCAATCTAGTCAGCGCCAGTGCGGGCGCAAAGATCAAATGCGCACGGCATCAGGGGGTATCGACATGAAGTGACCGAGAGATTGACCGCGTAAATGCGCAAGGCGCGTGAATGAGATTTTTCGAAAACGCCCGTCTGTGTGTCGGGCTGCATGAGGCCAATAGACCCTAGCGAGTCACCGATCGGGACAAGAGGCTAGGCTGCGGCGCAACACTGCATTGCAAAGCGAGATAGCGGGGCTTGACGTATCCAGTAGGCATCGCCCGCGGCAAATCCGCGGCATGCGCGAAAGCGTGAAAGCCCCGCAAGTCTCAAAACCGAATTCGACCGCGAGAAGCGGTATAGGGGAACCGATGCCGCTTCTTTTGCTATTGCTGCCGCTGCTGTGGACTCCAGCGCTGGCAGTTACGGGCGATCCGCGCGCGACGACCGCAGCGCCGATCCGCCGCTTCTACCGGACCGATAGGCCCATCCAAACGGAGTACGGTTAGGTAACGGTCCTAATCGATCATAGATGAGTCCATGAAAACGCCCGCGGCTACTGAGCGCGCGGGCGTTTCGCCTTCACGCATGGCGACTGCGTCGGTTTCGGAATGGCTGATCGCTACCCGAACCGCAGTCGCCAGCCGTGAGGGCGAAGAACGGGAGGAGGAGTCCTCCACGATCGCCCTACGCCCCCGAACGGGGCGCTCTCACGCATGGCGGTGCTAAATGGCTGTCGAGACCATCCGAGGGCGGCTCCTCGGACGACAGCGCCTAACCGACGGGACTATAGCGGCGCTTGGTCGGCGCAACGGTCGGTCGCCAGTCGTGAGAGTAGTCAATACGCCTCTGTCCTCTGCGCTCCCCATCGGCGGATGCCGCATGTCAGGGGTTTCCTGAATTTCGCGGGCTTGGCCGAACGGTCAGGCAGTGGCCTTCCAAGCCGCCTAAACGGGTTCGACTCCCGTAGCCCGCTCCATCCATCGCGCCCGCCCGGTTCCCGGAGCGGGCGCTTTTTCGTCGCTCTATGTTCCGAATCGACGTTCGATCCAACGTCCGCGACGTGACGCGCAGCCTCGACCGGTTCATCCGCGAGCAAATTCCTTTCGCGACCGCGCAGGCGATCAACGGCGTAGCGAAGAAGGTCCGCGAGGCCGAACGGCTGAACATGCAAAAGGTCTTCGACGGACCGACGCCGTTCACGATGAACGCCGTCGGCGTGAAGCTCGCGAACAAGCGGACGCTCGAAGCCGTCGTCTACGTGAAGGACAAGACGGCTGAATATCTGGAGCCGTACGAGGTCGGCGGGTTGAACAAGCTCAACAGCAAGGCGTTGCTGAAGCCCGTCGAACAGAAGGTCAACCAATACGGGAACCTCCCGGCGCGCACGCTCAGCCGATTGAAGGCGAGCAAGAAGGTCTTCGTCGGCAAGGTGAAGACGAAAGGCGGCGTCGTAAATGGCTTCTGGCAGCGCACGAAGGCGACGCGCGGTAAGCGCGCGGGCCTGAAGCTGCTCATCAAGTTCGAGGATGCGCACGAAGCGAAGCAACGGCTCAACTACCGGGCCGTTGCGAAGCGCACCGTCGACGCAACGTTCAAGCGTGAGTTTGAGCTTGCGATGCAAAAGGCGCTACAGACGGCGCGCAAATAGGGAGCATCCATGTACGTAAATCGATTCCGGGCAGTCAACGCCCTTGCCGCGGCTGTGGCGGCGAACGCGATCCTCGCGAAAGCGCAGGAAAGCGCGAGCGCCGCTCCGCCCGTGCCCGCAACGCCGGAAGATGTTGCGCGGCTCGAAGCTGCCGATGTCAAACGCGCGCGTAAGGCCGCTCGCCTCATGCTATCGGGGGTGCGGCAATGATGGCGCGTCTCTTTCGCCCGCTTGCGTCGCTGCGAGCGCGCATTCGGCGTTGGTTCGCTGCGCTGCTGACTCCGATCCTCTATGGAGTGCCGACCTATGGCTAAGCTCGTGCAAGCGATCCGCGTTCCGCCGCAGTCGGGAAAGACGACCGCCGCGGCTGCGCTGATGCGCGGCTATGCCGACATCGGCGTCCATGCGGCGTATATCGCGCCGACCGAATACTGTGCGTCGAGTACTGCGGAGCGCTACGGCTTCGCGCGAGCGAACGCATACGGATGGTCGTCGCGGCTCGTGACCGAAGGAAAGCTCGACCGCTATCAGGCGATCATCCTCGACGACGTAGAGAGCATGCAGTCGCCGGAAGGCGATCCGCTATTGCTGCTCGCCGATCGATACGCGGCTCGTGTCGTTCCGTTCCCGTCGATTTTCGCCTTTTATGCCGTCCGGCCTCGGGTCGACGACGGGCGCGCGGTGAGCGGTCTCGCGTGGAAGGTGCATGCGCACCAAGGGGGTGACCGTGCAGCGGCTTAGTGTGGCGTCGCTTCTCGGCGCGCAACTCGACTATTGGGTCGCGCGCGCTGCGGGGCTGCGGACGCCGGTTGTCGCTATCGAGAGCTGCGGCGCGGCTGAATGCTTGGTCGAGGTCGACGGGACGGCGTTCGCGACGTTCTCACCGACGGTTGATCCGGGCGACTGCGACGCCGTTCTCACTGGCTCGGCGGTAATGCTCATGCGCATTCAGTCGCCAATCGGCCCCGCATGGGCGGCTCTCACGCCCGAGGGCCATCGCTTCATATCGACGAGTTGGCGTCTCGCGGCCCTCCGCGCATACGTCGCTCGCGTCTTCGGCGTTCTCGTGACCGACGAGGCGACAGCATAGGAGGAGCAATGCTCGGATTCATCAAGCGCCTTTTCGGCGTCAAAAAGAAAGAGCCTGTCGCGCTGCAACGCGCCGGGAACGTCCCGCCGAAACGGAACCCGAGCGCGCCGGTCGGCTACGTGCCATCGAGGCCGATAGCGTCGGCTCCGCCGCGTCCGGTCAGCCGGGAGACGGTATCGCGTCCGCCTCGTGCTGCGAGCGTGGCCGCGCCGACGATCGTCCGTTCGGACGATTCGCACGATGCGATGACGCTGTCGTTGCTGACGAACCCGCTCAGCCCGATTAGCCCGCTGTACTCGGCGTCGACGGCGAGCTACGACAGCACGCCGACGGTCGAAACGCACTCGTCGCACTCGTGCTCGGACCATTCGTCGAGCTTCAGCAGCAGCTATGACCCGTCGCCGTCGAGTTCGTACGACTGCTCGTCGAGCAGCTTCGATTACGGGTCGTCGAGTTCGTCGGATTCGTCCTCGTGGTAACTGCCTAGCCGCCTTCGGGCGGTTTCTTTTTTCGGGAGGGCGAATGCGCCTGACTCTGGTTTATCTGTTCGTCGTCGGGATGGTGCTGACGTGGGTCTCGGCTTGGGTCACGAACGCGGTCTATGCGTTCCATCACTTCGCCGGGTCGCCGAGCTTCGAGGTTGTCGTCTCGTTCGTCGGCATCCTGTTCGCGCCGCTCGGGGCGCTTCATGGCTTCTATTTGTGGCTCCTCTGACGGGAGGCGGTATGTCGACAGCGGTCTACAGCGGGGAAATCTACCGCGTGCCGGTCAGCCGGTGCAGTGAGACGGTGCGGCTTGCCGCGCTCGCCGCAGGCGCGACGGTCGTCGAGGCCAGAAGCTCGGTGCTCCGCGGCGAGGGATTGTATGTCGTCGACAGCGACGCCGGGTGCGCCTATCGGATCATGCCCGACGGCTCGTTCCGATGGTTCGACCCGGAGCATGACGACGGCGACGCGTTCTATCTGGTGAAGGCGTGCAAGCTATCCGTCGAGTATTCGCCGGATGGTCATTCGGTGACGGTGCGTGCGCCGATTCGTCCGGGGCTTGCGTGGCGCGCGGTTGTCGAGCCCGAGGCGCGCACCTGTCCGGTGCGTCATGCGATCGTCAAGATTGCTGCGTTCATGCAGTACGACAAGGGGAGCGCATGACAAACGAACAGCGTATCCGCTTCATGTACTGCGTTGCTCTCGCGGCGCAAACGGACGACCCGTCGGCCCTTGATGCGCTCGAAGCCGTGAAGGATGAAATCGGCGCGGACGAGGGGTTGACGGACGCGGAAATCGCCGCGGTGCTGCGCGCGAATGTGCAAGACCTCGCTCGCGACATTGCCGCAGGCTCGGGCAAGGCGGTAGCGACGTGAGGCCGGAATACAGGTGCGCATATGAGCGCTACGCCCGCTCGCGCGGTCTCACGTCTCACGGTCGGCGCAAGGTGCGGCGTGAAATCAGGCGTTCCGACAGGTGCATTCGTCGCGCGCTCGCTCAGTTCCGGGGTGTGCGGCTGACGCCCGAAATCATCCCGGCCGTGAAGGCGGCAATCTGTCAGGCAATCAACAAGGTAAAAACGCAATGACCGGAGAGAAGACATACACGCGTGCGCAACTGCGTGAAGCGTTCGTCAGATGGGAGAAAGACGTTCGCGCGGATCGTCAGGCGTTCGCGTCCGACGCTGAGTGCCGGGAAATGCCGCTCGACGAGCATGCGGACGCAAGTGTCGACGTGCTGCTCGGGTACGTCGGTGGGGATGCCCCGTGAAGCGCGTAGGCGATGCCTATTCGTCAGGGGCTATGTGGGAATGGTTCGGGCTGACGTATGCATCGTATCTCGTCATTCCGCGTGCGCTGCTGTGCGGGATGCCTGCTGAATGGCAAGAGAAGTTCGCTGCGCTGCTGAACGAGTGCCGTGAGACGTACGACTCAGGCCAGATACAGGACGCATACACCGTGAACCTGCGCGGGCGTGACGGGCGGTTCGTGACTGACCCGCTCGCCAATTACCGGCATCCGCCCGACTTGCCGTACCGGACCATCGACCCGACGGAGGGTGAGAGAGGTTGACGACGCGGCGTCCCCCGCCCCCCCTGTCCCGAAGGTGGCGGGTCCTTCCTAGGGGGTCCCCACATCGAGGGCAATTGCGCGCCGCGATCTTCGACTAGCTACAACTTTTGGAATTTGGGTAACAGGTAACAAGGTAACGAATGCGCACGATGAACCAAGCGGAGTTTGCGAAGCTCCATGACGTGAGCCGCAAGACGGTCACGACATGGAAGGCCCGCGGCTGGCTTGTGTTTGCGGGCGAACAAGTCGACGTTGACGCGTCGAACGAACTGCTCGCGAAGTACCGTCGAGACGGTATCGACGCCAGCGCGAAACCTGTTACCCAAGCGGCAAAAGGTAGCAAAAAGGGTAACAAGCAAGGTAACAAGCCGGGTAACACGAAAGGTAACAGCGCGGAGCGCCCTAAGCGGCGCGACCCGGAGCCGCCGCCCGCTCGTGAAGATGGCGAGCCGGACGTTCCGTCTTACGACGAGTTCGTCGCATCCGGTAACGCCAACATGCCGTTCGATGAGGCGCGGCGTGTCAAAGAGAACTACCTAGCACTTCTCAACCGACTTGAGTACGAACAGAAGTCCGGGTCTCTCGTCGACATCGAACTCGCGCGCTCGATCCTGTTCGAGGAGTTTCGGGCGCAGCGCGACGCGTGGCTCAACTGGCCGACGCGCGTCGGGCCATTGCTGGCCGCTGATTTCGGCATGGAGGCCGACAAAGTGACCGAGGCATTGACCGAGCATGTTCACAAGCAAATCTCATCGCTCGGCGAACCGGAGGGAGATTTCAACCCCGGCTAAAGCCGATCTTCTGCGGCGCTCTATCCGGCACGGATGGACGCCGCCCCCGCGGATCAGCGTCCCCGAGTGGGCGGACCGCTACCGCAAGCTTGCCAAGGAAGCCGGAAGCACGTCGGGTAACTGGCAGACCTCGACCGTCGAGGTCGCTCGCGGGCCGATGCTCGCGATTACAGAGCCGGGGGTTCACGTCGTTACCGCGATGGTGAGCACGCAGCTACTGAAGACGGCGCTTCTCGAAAACGTCTTCGGCTACTTCGCTCATTTGGACCCCTGTCCAATGCTCCTGTTGCAGCCCAAGGAAGATGCGGCGGAGCAATTCAGCAAAGAGCGGATTACCCCGATGATCCGGGTAACGCCGATCCTCCGCGAATTGATCGGCACGAGCAAGAGCCGGAACGCCGACGAAACACTTCTCTACAAGTCGTTCCCCGGAGGGTTCCTCGCGCTTGCCGGGGCGGGTAGCCCCGACAACTTGGCACGTCGCCCGGTACGCGTCATCCTCGCCGACGAAATCGACAAGTATCCGATCACGCGCGAGGGCGACCCGATCGCGCTCGCCGAGGAGCGGACGGCGACGTTCGGTGTGAACTGGCTTTCGGTGCGCGCCTGCTCACCGACGGTCGAAGACGAAAGCCGGATCGAAGCGAGCTACAAAGACTCGGATCAGCGGCGCGCGTCGGTCGAATGCCCGCATTGCGGGCATCGCATGTTCCCGGACTTCTTCAAGCATGTCGACTGGAAGAAGGACAAGGAACGCGGCATACACCATCCGAAGACGGCTCGCATCTATTGCGAGTCGTGCGGCGCGGAGTGGTCGGAAGGCGACCGACTGCGTGCGCTTCAGACCGCGCGATGGCATCAAACGCGCCCCTTCGAGTGCTGCGGGACCCGTCATGTCCCGCTCGACGCATACGAACGCGCTTGGCGCGATTGTGATGGGGACGCTGCTGTCGACGCCGTTTGGGATTGGTGGACGAGCGACCGGCACGCCGTCTACCGCGCTAAATGTCCCTTCTGCGGAACGTGGGGCGTTGACAATGCTCATGCAGGATTCCAGGCGTCGAAGCTGTTCAGCCCGTGGCAAAAAGACAAGCCGTCCGACATCGCCGAGAAATGGATCAAGGCGAAGGACGACGAGGACAAAAAGCAAGCTTGGTGGAATACCCAAATGGGGATGCCGTACCGACCGCACGCCGGGAAAGAGCTTGACCTTGAAGCCCTCGTCGCGCGTGGCGAGCGCTGGCCCGCTCGTGTGCCTTTCGGTGTCGGTGTCCTTACCGCGGGTCTCGACGTGCAGGACGATCGTATCGAGGTCGAAGTTGTCGGATGGGGGCGCGACGAGGAAAGCTGGAGTATCGATTACGAGGTATTCGAGGGCGACCCCGGAACTACCGAAGTCTGGCAGCGTGTCGACGCGTACTTGCTGCGTAAGTGGTATCGGTATGACGGGCGTGAGTTCCACGTCGAAGCCGCCTGTATCGACTCGGGCGGTCACCATTCCGAAGCTGTCTATCAGTTCGCGAAAGCGCGTCTCGGGCGGCGAGTCTACGGCATCAAGGGTGAGTCGGCCCGGAACGGCAAGCGCGGCCCAATTTGGCCGACAAAGAAGCCGACGGCGCGGCACCGCTCGCGCTATACGCCGTTCATCATCGGTGTCAACTCGGCCAAGGATTCCATTCGGAACCGGCTTCACAAGGAAGCGCCCGGACCGGGCTACATGCACTTCCCGCACGACCGCGACATCAACTATTACGCGCAGCTCACATCCGAGCGGATCGTCGTGAAAGAGGTCGCGGGTCAGAAGTTTCGCGTATGGGAGTTGCCCGCGGGAAAGCGCAACGAAGCGCTCGACTGCCGGGTGTACGCATACGCGGCGCTGTGCAGCTTGCTTCATTTCGGCTTGCGCCTTAACCGGCACGTCGAGGATGTCTCCGAAGTGCTATCGGGACGCGCCCCCGTAGAGGAGGAAAAGCCCGAATTCACGCTCCCGCAACGCGGCCCGTCGGTGACGGTCGTCGGCGAGCAGAAGCCCCGCAAGTCGATCGCGAGCATGCTCGCGTAACCACAAGGAAATCACTGGATGGGTGTCTATGACGGATTAAGCACAACCGATCTACAAACGCGCCTGACGGCGCTTCAAAACGCCTACTTTGCGCTGTCGACCGGGCAGCAAGTCGCCAGCGTAAGTTATTCGCAGGGTGATGGCGCAAAGTCAGTCACCTACCGACAGACTGACCTCGTTCGATTGCAAGCCGACATTGCGCTCATACAGCGCAAGCTCGGCATCGCGGCGTGCGGGCGTCGTCCGATCCGTTTCTCGATGCGATGACCTCAAACAACGTGCAGATTCTCGGCGCGAACGGATTGCCGATGCCGAGTCGCCCGACTCGGGCGAAGATGCTCGCGGGCGGTCAGAACGTGCCGTACGATGCCGCCGACATCGTCGGTGGACACATGCAGGACTGGAACCCGTATCTCTGGTCCCCCGACGGCGAAATCAATATGTTTCGCGACCGCATGGTTTCTCGCGGTCGCGACCTCATTCGAAACGACGGATGGGCGACTGCGGCGGTTACGCGGACTATCGACAACGTCATCGGGCCAAACTTTCGACCGACGGCGAAGCCCGACTACGCGGCGCTTGCCGCGATTTCTGGCAACCCGAGATTCGATCACGTCTGGGCCGAGGAATGGGGACAAGCGGTCGAGGCTAATTGGCGTTCGTGGGCGGACGACATCGGACGATATTGCGACTCGGAGCGCTTCTTGACCGTGCCGCAAATGTTCCGGCTTGCCTTCCGGCATTTGCTCGCCGACGGTGAAGCGTTGGCGATGCTGCATTGGTTGCCCGAGCGCATCGCGCTTGGGCGCGCACGGTATGCGACCGCCGTGCAGATCGTCGACCCGGACCGGCTGTCAAACCCGCAAATGCGGTTCGATCAGAACACGATGCGCGGCGGCGTCGAGGTCGACGACTACGGCGTCGCGCAAGCCTACTGGATTCGCAAGGCGCACCAAGGCGACTACTTCAGCGCCGCGAAAAGCGTCTCGTGGGAGCGCTTTCCGCGCGAAACCGATTGGGGTCGGCCCGTCGTGATTCACTGTTTCGACCGTGACCGAGCAGCGCAGCATCGCGGAGTCGGCTTCCTGACGCCGGTCCTCAACCGGCTAAAGATGCTCATTAAGTACGACGGGACCGAACTCGACGCCGCGATCATCAACGCGTTTTTTGCCGCGTACATCGAGAGTCCGTTCGATCAGGAGCTTGTCGAAGGCGCACTCGGTGAGTCCGACAAGCTCAATGCCTATCAGACCGGGCGGGCCGACTATCACCGCGAGCGTAAGACCGCCCTCGGCGATGTCGGGATGACGATGCTGTATCCCGGCGAAAAGCTCGGCTCCGTACAGGCGAACCGTCCGAGCAGCAACTATGACGGCTTCCAAAGCGCCATGCTGCGACATATCTCGGCGGGAACCGGCCTCGCTGCTCAGCAGATTAGCCAGAACTGGGCGGAAATCAACTACAGCGCGTTTCGGGCGGCGATGCTCGAAGCGTGGAAGACCTTTCATCGTCGCCGCTTCGACTTCGCGGCGGGTTTCGCTCAGCCGATCTACTGCGCGTTCCTCGAAGAATCGCTAGAAATGGACGATTACCCGATGCCTTCCGGGTACGTCCCGAGCTTCATCGAGGCGCGGTCCGCGTTCTCTCGCGCGCGCTGGATGGGTCCCGGCAAGGGTTACGTCGATCCGGTCAAGGAAAAACAAGGCGCGATTCTCGGACTTAGCTCGGGCATGTCCTCGCTCGAAGACGAGTGCGCCGAACAGGGAACGGACTGGCGAGAAATGGCGGACCGTAAGGCTGTCGAGAAAGAGTACTACGAACGGCGCGGCCTTCGAATGCCGACATGGTACTCGGACCCGGCAAACGAAGCCGACAAACCACAAGAGGCACAGTAAATGCGATTCGGTCATCTATCGCAACGGCTGTTCAATACGCCGATCGCGATCCGCCCGGAAAAGGCTGAAGTCATCATGGCGTCGCTTGCCGAACGTTTGGGCGTGTCGCGCATGATGCGCCTCGACGGGGCCGAAATGGCAATCGAGCCGATGGCGTTTTCCGATGACGACGACCATACGCTCGTACGCCGCGGTCGCGACCAAGTCGTCGGCTATGAGACGGTTGGAAGCGTTGCGCTGATTCAGGTCGACGGAACGCTCGTGCAAAAGCTCGGGACGCTCCGCCCGTACTCGGGCATGACGGGCTATGACGGCATCCGGCAAAACTTCCTCACGGCGCTATACGACGACGATGTCGAGGCGATCGTCCTCGACATCGACTCTCCGGGCGGCGAAGTCGCGGGATGCTTCGATCTTGCCGACACGATCTACAGCGCGCGCGGAGAAAAACCCGTTTGGGCGATCCTCAACGAAAGCGCGTATTCCGCTGCCTATGCCATTGCGAGCGCGGCGGACTACATCACCGTCCCCCGGACGGGCGGCGTCGGCTCTATCGGCGTGATTTCGATGCACGTTGATTGGTCGAAGGCGCTCACGGACTCGGGTGTCAAAGTGACTTTCATCAAGTACGGAGACCGCAAGGCCGACGGGCATCCCGAGATTCCGCTTTCCGACGAAGCCCTCGCAAATTTCCAGTCGGACATCGATGCAATGGGCGAGCTATTCGTCGAAACCGTCGCCCGCAATCGCGGCCTTGCGGTCTCAAAGGTGCGCGATACGCAGGCGGCGACGTTCCTCGGTGAGCGAGGCGTCAAGCTCGGATTGGCCGATGCTGTCATGCCTCCCGATGCCGCGTTTCGCGCCTTGCTGGAAAAGCTCGGCTAACCCTCCCTTTCAACAGGACCAATCACACATGAGTAAGCCCATTGCGGCGACGTTCGCCCAAATGCTCGGTCTTCGCCCGAAGTCGAAGCGCGCCGAAGATGAAGACGAGAACAAGGACAAGCAAGGTCGACGCGCTGAAGACGACGACGAGAACAAGGACAAGGATGCCAAGGGCGGACGGGCCGAAGGCGACGACGACCAAAACGAAGACGATGTCGGCACGAAAGGCAGTCGCGCCGAAGGCGACGAAGACGATGAAGACGACGGCGTGAAAGGCGCGCGCGCGGACGACGAAGAAGACGACGACGCCGCAGAAGACACTGCGGAAGACGACGGCGACGACAAGAAAGACGACAAGGCGAAAAAAGCGGCTCGCGCTGAGCGTCGCCGCTGCGCCCGCATCATTTCGCACGGCATCAAGTGCGGCAACGTGCAACAGGCGGGAGTCTTTGCCTTCGACACGGGCATGTCGTCCGCGGCTGCAATCTCCGCGCTGAACGCCGCTGCATCGGTGGCTGAGCGCGCGCCGAAGGCGGCGAGCCTCCGCGATCGCATGGCGGCGGAGCCGCGCCGCAATCCGGGCGCGTCGTCCGGCGCGGCTACGCAAATGAGCCTCGCCGATCAGATCATCGCAGCGGGCAAGATTCGCCGCGGCGAGCAGTAAGCCCGAACAATTCTCAGGAGCAGATTTAAATGTCTCTCAGTGTTAGCACCATCGGCGACAACACGTCGGCCCCGTTCGCCCGTGCCGAGACGTACGTCCCGGATCAACTCATCGCGGGCAATCTAAAGCTCGTGACTCAGCCGGTCATCATTTCGTCCGGCGTGCTCTCGCGCGGGACCGTGCTCGGTCAGGTTTCCTCGCTCAACGTGGAAACGAAGGCCGGCTCGAATGCAGGTAACGGCTCCGTCGGCTCGATCAGCCTCGGTGCTTCGCCTCAGATTGGCGCATACGTTCTGACCGCGAAGTCGGCGACCGACTTCGGCGTCGTCGACCCGGAAGGTAACGTGCTCGCTGATGCCACGGTCGGCACGGCATACACGAGTTCCGAAATCAACTTCACGATCACGGCGGGCGCAACCGCGTTCGCCGCAGGCGACACCTTCACGCTCACCGTCGTCAACGCAATCGGCACTTTCATCGAGAGCGTGAAGACGGCCAGCGATGGCAGTCAGACGCCGGTCGCGATCCTCGTCGACAACGTCGACGCATCGGCGGGTCCGATCGCGACCGCCGCGTACGTCATGGGCGAATTCAACGCACGCGCGCTGATCTTCGATCCGTCGTGGACGATTCAGACGCTTACGACGGCGCTGCGGCCGTACAGCATTTTCGTCAAGTCCTCGCTGTCCGCCGCCGACCCGAGCTAATCGCCTCGGCTCCTAAAGAACCCGCTTCGGCGGGTTTTTTTTCGCCTGCGACAAACCAACTATCTAGGAGTTTGAGGGATGACCTCGCTTGTTTACGATACCAATACGCTGATTCAGGTCGTTCCGAACCTGAAGCTGTCGCAAAACTTCCTGCTCGATCTCTGCTTCCCGAACATCGTCCTCGCCGACTCGGAAGAGGTCTCGATCGACGTGGATGTCGGTAAGCGCCGTATGGCACCGTTCGTGTCGCCGCTGGTCGAAGGGAAGCTCGTCGAGCAGCGCCGCTACCAAACGAACACCTTCAAGCCCGCCTACATCAAGGACAAGCGCGCACCGGACCTTCGCAAGCCGGTACGCCGCATGATCGGCGAGCGCATCGGCGGCGAACTGACCGGTGCTCAGCGCGAGATGGCAAATCTCGAAGCGGAGCTTACCGACCAAATCGACATTCTGAACCGCCGTCTCGAATGGATGGCCGCTCAAGCGCTGCAAACGGGCACGGTGACGGTCAAGGGTGAAGGGTTCGACACGGTCGTCGTCGATTTCGGGCGCGACCCGTCACTGACGATCGCGCTCACTGCTGCCGCGCAGTGGACCGCGGCGAACATCGGTACGGAGACGAATCCCGGAACGGTTGCGCCGACCGACAACATCACGGATTGGGCGCAACTCATCCTGAAGAAGTCGGGCGCACAGGTGACCGACATCATCTTCACGACCAAGGCATTCCGGGCGTTCAAGCTCGACTACCGTCTGAAGGGCGCGATCGTCTTCCCGGCGCAAGCGCCGTTCGGAAACCAAGTGAACCCGGCTGTTAGCCCGGTCAAGGGCGCGATCTACATGGGCCGCTGGGGTTCCTACGACTTGTGGGTCTACAGCGACTGGTACGTCGATGACAACGACGTTGAACAGCCGATGATTCCCGACGGCGGTCTCATCATGTCTGGCCCCGACATGATGGGGACGCGCGCCTTCGGCCAGATCATGGACCCGAAGTTCTCCTATCAGGCTATGCCGTATGCGCCGAAGACGTGGGTTGAAGAAGACCCGGCACAGCGCCTGATCCTGATGCAATCTGCCCCGCTTGTGATTCCGAGCCGGGTGAACGCGTGCCTTTACGCGAAGGTGGCGTAATGACAGCGACCGTCAAGACTGAAAAGGCGACGGTCGCGCCCGGTCGGACTCTCTGGGTAACGCCCGACGAGACCTACGGACCGGGCGCAGAAGTCGAGTTCGCCGCCGCCGAAGTGAAGGAACTCCGCGCAGCCGGTTTCCTCGTCGATCCGAAGGCCGCGACAGTACAGCGTGGTAACGGGCCGAACTACGGCGGCGATCGGCGTCCGACGGTGAAGCGAGTCGGGCAATGATCGACTTCGACGCGCTCGTAAACGTCGCCGTCGCCGACACGTTCGGCGAGCCGATGACGTATCAGCCAGCAGGCGGCGGCGCTCCATACATGGTGAGCGGTGTCTTCGCCGAGCCATATCGGCGACAAGAGTTTGACGGAGACGGTAGTGCCCATTGGGTTACGACCGCTCCTTCTGTCGGATTCCGGCTCTCCGACCTAGCCGCTACGCCCGCGACAAACGACAAGATCGTTCGGCAGAAAACGGGCGTCGTCTATCGCATCGTCGAGCCTCAGCCGAACGGTATCGGCTGGATCAATCTCACCCTGAAGGTATCTGCATGACGACAGCAGCGACGCTGCGGTCGATTGCGCTCGCGGGCTTGCTCGGCAAGACGGACGCGGGGACGAACGTTTTCGCGCCGCGCGACATGCCGACGTGGGAAGGAACGTATCCGATGCTTCTTCTTACCCTCGACGAGGAAGACGGCGACTCTTTGGGGCGCAACGGACCGCCGCAATTCAATGTGACGGCGACGCTCCGCGTGACGGGGCGCGTCGAGCACTTCGCGGAAGACAACGACCAAGGTGCGGCGCTTGTGTACGCATCGCTCGAAACGCTTCGCGACCAAATCAAGGCAGCGCTCATCAACTACACGCCGCTGATGGTCGAGCTTCAGCAATTCCCGTTCTTCCGTTCGAGGCTACAGGTCGGAGGCCGTGAAAACGGCGCGGAGCATCAAGGTCAGGTCGTCGTCGACATTGGCCTCGAATTCTTCCAAGGCCCCGACGACTTCAATCAGCCCGCGACCGACGCTTTCACCGAGGCGGACATTTCGATCACTGAGCCAGACGGCACGACCGCGCCGGGACTGACGCTCACGCTTCCTCAGTAGGGACACACGACATGAAGGTTAAGCCCGCTCCGGGTCTCAAAGTGCGAGACCCGGTAACTAAGCAGTACTTACCGGATGAAGGGATGGAGGTCGACGACAACGACTTCTACTACATTCGACGCCTGAATGACGGAGACGTAGTGCGCGTCGACGGATCGGCATCGATCAACTACACGAAGGATGCCGACTAATGGGCGACATTTCGTTTCCGAATATTCCGTCGAACCTCCGAGTTCCGCTTTTCTATGCGGACTTGGACAACAGCAAGGCGAACACGGGCCAGTCGACGCAGCGCGCGCTGATTATCGGACAGATCACCGCGGCGGGGACTGGCGTTCCGAATGTCCCCGTCCTCTCGCAAGGCGTCGCCGACGCGAAGGCGGTCGGCGGTCCCGGCTCGATGCTCGCGCTCATGACGGCAGCGTATCGGGCCTCGGACAATTTCGGGGAGTTGTGGTATCTGCCGCTCGCCGACGACCCGACTGCCGTCGCAGCGGCGGGCGCGGTGACATTCACTGCGCCTGCTACGGCGACCGGCGTGCTGTACCTGTATATCGCGGGTCAGCGCGTCACGATCACCGTCACGTCGGCGCTGACGGTCTCGAACCTCGCGACGAACCTCGCGGCAGCGATCAACGCGGTTACCGACTTGCCGGTCACTGCCGCTGTCGACGGCGTGACTGCTGGAAAGGTCAACATCACGGCGAAGAACAAGGGTCTTGCCGCGGGCGACATCGACCTTCGTCTGAACTATCTCGGCGCGCTCAATGGTGAAAGCACGCCGACGGGACTCGGCGTCACTGTTACGGCGATGTCGGGCGGTGCGGTCAATCCGTCTCTGACGACCGCGCTCGCGAACCTGCTCGATAAAGAGTTCGACTTTATCGCGCTCCCGTACACGGACGCTACGTCGCTCAGCGCGATTCAGTCGCTGTTGAGCACGAAGACGGGGCGCTGGTCGTGGTCGAAACAAATCTTCGGGCATGCCTTCGCGGCGTACCGCGGCACGCTCGCCGCATGCACGACGTTCGGCGCAACGCGCAACGACGAGCACGTCTCGGTTATGGGCTTCAACGACTCGCCGTCGCCCGCTTACGTGTGGGCTGCTGACTTGGCGGGCACGGTCGCCGTGTCGATTCGTGCCGACCCGGCCCGTCCGGTGCAAACGCTGGCGATGTCGACCGTACTTGCCCCGCCGATTCAATCGCGGTTTGCGCTGACCGATCGAAACGTCCTGTTGTGGGACGGAATTTCGACGTTTGAAGTTGCGAACGACGGATCGGTTCTGCTCGAAAACGTCATCACGACCTATCAGTTCAATAGCTCCGGCGTGGCCGATAACAGCTATCTGGAACTGGAGACCATGACGAACCTGACGTACGTGCTGCGTCAGCTTAAAGCGGTCGTGACGAGCCAGTTCCCCCGCATGAAACTGGCATCGGATGGTACGCGCGTGACGCCGGGAACGAACGTCGTAACGCCGAAGATCATCAAGGGTGCACTCGTCGCGCAATACCGGGAAATGGAGGAGAACGGATACGTTCAGAACAGCGACGTGTTCGCCGCGAACCTCATCGTCCAGAAGAACTCGGCGAATCCGAACCGCGTCGACGTGGTGTACCCCGCGATCCTGATCGATCAATTGCGCATCTTCGCGCTGCTGATGCAATTCACGCTTCAGTAATAGCCGCTCGTCTTCTCAGACGCGCACGTAAAGCCGCCTTCGGGCGGCTTTGTCATTTTTGGAGGCCGAATGGCTAATTTGCTGGCAGGAACCGCGTCCGTCACCGTCGACGGCACGACGTACATGCTCGAAGGCGATATGAAGTACAGCCCGTCGACCGTCAAGCGCGAATCGCTCGTCGGTATGGACGGACTTCACGGCTTCAAGGAAACGCCTGTTCCGGGTTCGATTTCGATGTCGTTGCGCGACTCGGGAAGCTTGACCGTCGCTGACTTCAACAAGATGACGAATCAGACCGTCGTCGTGTCGCTGGCGAACGGGAAGCTCGTCACCGGCAAAGGCATGTACACGGTCGAATCGCAGGAAGTCGACGCGGGCGACGCGAAATTCGAAGTGAAGTTCGAAGGCCCGAGCGTCATCGAAACTCCGGGGAGCTAAGAGGCATGGAAGATCAAAAGATTCTGACGCTGCGTAAGCCGGTGAAGATCGGCGACGAGACCTTTACGACGCTCACGCTTCGCGAGCCGACGGCGGGCGAACTGGAGCGCGCGACGGTGGCCGAGCGCGGCCTTACCGTGACGATCAACCTCATTTCGATGGTTGCCGGTGTGCCGCGTCAGGTCGTCGAGCGAATCACCGGGCGCGACTTGCGGGAGGCGGCGTCGTTCCTGGAGGGTTTTACCGAGGATGGCCCGACAACTGGCGCGACACAGTAGCCGAGGTCACGAAGTTCTACGGGTGGGGGCCGGAGGATGCATGGCGGCTCCCGTTGCGTCGCCTGAAATGGTGGCACGAGCAAGCGCTTCGGATGCGTGACGCGGGAGCTACGTAAATGGCGAACAATTTCACGATCACGATTAGCGCGGTTGACAAGGCGACGAGCGTCGCACGCAAGGTCAACGCGTCTATATCGAAGATCACGAAGCCTGTCGCGGACCTCGGAAATGAGGTAAAGGCGTTCGGCAAGCTGAGCGGCTTGTCGACGATCGGGAATGGCTTCGGAAAGCTCACGAATGCGGCGAAATCGGCGGCGAGCAGCGTCGCAAGTATCGCGACCCCGCTCGCCGCGATCACGAGCTTCGGAACGATTGCGGGCGTCGCTGCGCTTGCGGCGAGCTTCGGCAAGACCGCTATATCGGTCAAGAACACGGCGGGTGTGCTCGGCATGCCTACCGCACAGTTGCAGGCGTATCAAGGGGCCGCTCGACTCGCGGGGTTGGCTTCCGAGGACATGACGGGCGGCTTGAAGTCGCTCGGCGCGACGTTCGAGGACTCGGTAACCGGGCGTAACCTCGAAGCCGCAGGCGCGATGAACCAATTCGGCATCACGGTACATCGGCTGAAAAATGGATCGGTCGACACGGCGCGCGCGCTCCGAGACGTTTCCAACGTGATTCAGAAGATGCCGAATGCGCAGGCGCAACAGCGCTTCGCGAACATCTTCGGCGTCGAACAACTCTTGCCGTTGCTCCAGAAAGGCGGCGACGGAATCGACAAGCTTGCGGACAAGGCGAAGTCGCTCGGCGTGGTCATGTCGCCCGAGCAGGTCGCGGCGGGCGAGAAGTACAACGAGCAAATGATTCAGCTCGAAATGTCCGCCGACAAGCTTAAAACTTCGCTCGGCAGTGCGCTTGCGCCCGCTCTGGAGCGTGTCATTGCCGCCGTCGAGCGGCTCGTCGACAAGTACGGTGCGGTCGTGTCGACGAAGGTCGCCGAGTACGCCGAGCGCTTGGCGAATTGGCTCGATAAAACGGATTGGTCCGGCACCGCTGACCGCGTCGCTGCGTTCGTCGACAAGATCGGCGGGTTGAAGACGATCGCGATAGCGATCGCGGCGATTACCTTCGCGGGGCCGATTGGAGGGATTCTCACGATGACCGCGGGGCTGCTTCGGCTCATAGCCGTCGTGCCGCTCGCGGTGAAGGCGCTGCGTGCGCTCGGCAAGGAAAAGGCTGTCTCGGAAGCGGCGAAGGCGACGACGAGCGCCGCCGAGTCCGCAGGGAACGCCGCAAAATCCGCAGCCGGTCGCGGGCTGCTCGCCCGCCTCGCGCCGTGGCTCCTGAAAGGCAGCTTGGCCTTTACGCTGATGACGCACTCGGAGGGGTTGAACTCCGGGGAAGATGCTTTTCTCGCGCAGCATCGCGCCGCGCCGGGTGCGCAATGGGATGGCGATCCGATCGGCCAGAAGATCAAGGCCGGGGCGCAGAAGGATAAGGGCGTTGCGGACGCCGTTGCGAAGTTTCAGTCGATGGGGTGGACTCGCGCGCAGGCGGCGGGCCTAGCGGCGAATCTATGGCGCGAGAGCCTTTTCGACCCTCGCGCCGTCGGTGATAGTGGCCGCGCGTACGGCATCGGCCAATGGCACGAAGACCGGCAAGCCGAGTTCAAAAAGCTTTTCGGCATCGATATTCGCAAGTCCTCGCTCGATCAGCAATTGCAGTTCGTGAACTACGAACTTCGTCAGGGAAAGGAATCCCGAGCAGGAGCCTTGCTGTCGCAGGCGAAGTCAGCCGAGCAAGCCGGAAACATCGTCTCTCGCTTCTACGAGCGTCCGGGAGACGTGAACGGCGAAGCATCGAAGCGGTCGCAAATCGCCTCGGCGATCTTTAATTCGCCGTCTTCGCAGTCGCCTCCGGCTCCAATGGCTCCGATCTATGCGAAGACCTCGCTGTCGCCGCAATCAGACGCCGACTCTGGGGCCGCCGAGTCGGCTCCGCAGTCAGCGGCTACGGCGTCACAGGATAGCGCCGAGAGTGTAGCCAACGCGGCGCAATCTATGGCGGGGCCGATGCGCCTTCATGTCGAAATTGATATGCGGAACGCCCCGACTGGGACGACCGCCCGCGTGAAGTCGACTCCGGGCGTCACGTCGTCAGTGCGTATCGGAACAGCCTCGATCGGACAGGATCCCGTATGAGTATTTCAACGCGTATCAATTCCGTAACAGGATCGATCCTCAGTGCGTCGAGCGCATTGTCGAGCCTAGCGACAACGCTTTCGGGCGGTAGCTGGCAAGAGGCATTGCGAACCGCGAGCTTCGGCGGCGTACCGTTTGCCGTCGAGGCGTTGCGCACGTCGGGCGGACGACGCGTCTCGGTGCATAGCTACCCATTCCGCGATGAGGTATGGGTCGAGGACATCGGCAAGCTTGCGCGGAAGTTCGATGTTCGAGGATTCCTCGTCGAAAATAGCCTCATTTACGGCGGTGGCGGCGTCGCAGGACAGCGAAAGCGTCTATTGGCAGTAGCGGAGACAGCGGGCGGGCAAACGCTCGTGCATCCGACGCTCGGCACGGTAACGAACGTCGTTTGTATCTCACCAATCGAGTTTGTAGAGCGAGCCGACCTCGGGCGCGTCTTCGAATTCAGCATGACGCTCGTCAAGGGCGGCGCACGCATTTACCCTAACGCCAGCATGTCGACGGTCGACGCCGTGACATCGTCCGCGCTCGGGTTGGCTCTGGCTGCGCTTGCTGACTTCGCCTCGACAGTCGCTGATGCGATCACACTCGGAACGTCCATCGTCAATCAGGCGATCGCGACCGTGACAAAGTGGGTTGGAATCGTCAACTCAGTAATCGCGGACGTGAAGCGGCTAACCGGCGCAGTCTCGTCGCTGTCAGGAAGCTACGGTCGCTATGCTGGCGGAGGTAACCGGGGATATGTCAGGTCGAATGCCGCAGCGTCGAGCGCTGCGACGGTAGCGTCGCTACTGTCGCAGAGCGTCACCGCGCGTCAGGCAGTGGCTACGGCGGGTATTGCCCTCACTGCGGCGGCGTCGAGCGTGAGCGATACAGCATCTTTTGCGGGCGCTGCTTCGTCCGTAGCAAGTGCCGTCGCCGCAAGCGCGAGCGATCCGGCAGACGCGATGCGCATGCTCTCTGCAATGGCGGAATTCTCGCCAAACGACCCGACTACGTCGTCGGTCATCGGCGATGCGATGGCGACCATGCAGACGGCATGCGGTGCCCTCCTGCGCCGCACGGCGATTGCCGAGCTTGCTACGGTGTCGACGACGTATCAGCCGTCTTCCTCTGATGATGCTGTCGCTGTTCGCGATCAGATCGCGTCGCTTATCGATGCTGAGACGACGACCGCAGGCGACGCCGGTGACGACGCAAGCTATGACGCGCTGCGAACGCTTCGCCAGTCGGTCGTGAGTGACTTCGCTGCGCGTGGCGCGAAGCTCGCGTCGACGCAAGCGTACACATTTGGATCGGGCTTGCCGTCGCTTGTGTTGGCGAACCGCCTATACCGCGACCCTTCGCGTGCCGATGAGCTTGTCTCGCAGGCTGACCCTATTCACCCTGCATTCATGCCGACATCTTTCTCGGCGCTTTCTTCGTAACCGGGAATGACATGAGCGACGACGTATTGCTTACCGTCGGTGGAGCCGCTATATCGGGGTGGACTGATGTTCGCATCACGCGTGGCATCGAGCGGCTTCCCGCCGACTTCGCGCTCGGTCTCACCGAGTTATATCCCGGCGAGCTTGACGAGGTCGTCGTGCAGCCGCAGGACCCTTGCTCGATTTCGATTGGCGGTGACCTCGTCGTCACAGGCTATATCGACAAGTATATCCCAAGCTTCGACGCAAATGAGCATCGAATCGCGGCGACAGGCCGCGGGAAGTGTCAAGACCTCGTCGATTGCTCCGCCGAGTGGGATAACGGTCAGATCAGCGGCGCATCCGCTGTCGCTGTTGCTTCGAAGCTCGCGAGCGCGTACGGCATTACGGTGTCGTGTGACGAGACGGGGCTTCGTGTCATACCGCAATTCAATCTGATGCTTGGCGAGACTGCTTTCGAGGTCATCGACCGCGTGTCTCGCTATAGCTCCCTGCTCGCGTATGACGGTCCCGACGGGAACCTCATTCTCGCGCGGGCCGGGACCGATCAACACGCGACCGGGATCGAGCAAGGCGTCAACGTCCAGTCCGCGAGTGTCGAGTATTCAGCCGATCAACGCTACCAAACATACCGCGCCTACCTGCAAGCGATCAACACGTTTCAGGAAGGCGGAGACGGTGGAAATCTGATCGCAACGCAGACTGATAGCGGCGTCAAGCGAAACCGCAAGCGCTACATCATTGCCGAGGCGGTCGCGGGGTACATGGATGTCGCTGCGCAGCGCGCGGCATGGGAAATGAACCGACGAAACGGTCGCTCCGTCGTCGTGCGCGTAGAGGTCGATAGCTGGCGCGACGGTAGCGGCGAGTTGTGGACGCCGAACAGGCTCGTCTCAGTCTATCTGCCGAAACTGAAGCTCGATCGCAAGGTTTGGCTAATCAGTGAGGTAACGTACAAGATCGACGAGGAAGGAACCCGCGCCGAGCTTGTGATTATGAACCCTGACGCATTCGTCGTTCAGCCGACAGCGTTGCAATATGGCTTCGTCGACGGGAGCACTCTAACGACTCAATGATCGATCAACTTGCAAGCATTACAAGCCGGTTGGCGCGTCGAGTTCTGCATGCGATTGGCCGTGGGCGTGTGACGGCGTCGAATGACAGCGGCGTCGTGCAGCTTATACAGGTCCGTTTCAACGATCTTGAGACGATCGACGGCATGCCGCGCATCGCTGAATTCGGTCTCACATCGCGCCCGCCGAGCGGGACTGATGTCCTCGCTCTTTTCATCGGCGGTGATCGCTCAAGCGGCGTCGTCGCAGGCACGAATCACCAAGCGTCCCGACCGAAGGGGCTCGCGATCGGCGAAACCATGCTGTATAGCCTCATCGGGCAACAAGTCTACCTCTCGACGAGCGGGATTGTCGTCGAGGCGAAGGGGTTGCCTGTCACGGTCAATAACGCGTCCGATGTGACGTGGAATTGCTCCGGGAAATTCAAGGTTGTCGCGCCGGGAGGAGTTGAATTCGATACGCCTATGGTGAAGTCGAGCGGCGACATCATCGACAACAGCGCGACGAACGCAAACACGATGGCCGCAATGCGAACCATCTACAACGGACACAAGCACGTCGTTACCGGTGTTCAGTCCGGCTCAAGTCAGGTCACTTCAAACGCGCCAACGCAGACCGAATAACCGCGTTCGTCTTCTCGTCATCAACAGCCCGCCTCGCGCGGGCTTTTTTTCGTCTCAACACATGGCCGACATAAGTACGACTTGGCAGTCGACAGCGGGCCGCGGCGATTGGTCGATGTCGGGCGCGCTACTCGCGTCCGGTAGCGATCTAGAGACGGCGATTCTCATTAGTCTCTTTACCGATCGTCAGGCCGCGCCAGACGACGAGATTCCCGACGGTACGAATGACCCTCGCGGTTGGTGGGGTGACCTCGACTCGGACACGCAAATTGGCTCGCGGCTGTGGCTGCTGAGCCGAGCGAAGCAAACGACCGAAACGCTACAGCGCGCGAACGACTACATCGTCGAGGCGCTTCAGTGGCTCATCGACGACGGCGTAGTCGCGAAATTTGACATCACCGTCGAATGGACCGCGCTTTCGCAGTTAGGAGCGAAGGTCGTCGCCCACAAGACGGACGGCACAAAGACGGCTGTCGCTTATACCTCTGCCTGGAGCGCAATCAACTGATATGCCATTTGCTCGCCCGACTCTAACCGAGTTGCGCAGTCAGGTCGCATCCGACATCGCATCCGCGGTGAAGGGATCGGACCCGCTGTTGCGCTACTCGAATCTCAAGATCACCGGAGACGCGCAAGCCGGTCTTGCGCATCTTCACTACGGCTACCTCGACTGGATTTCGAAGCAATCTGTCCCGTGGACATCGAGCGGCGAATTCCTTGCGGCTTGGGGTGCGCTTAAAGGCGTCTATCAAAAGGATGCAACGTCGGCAAGCGGAACGATCACGTTCCCCGGCACGGCAGGAACGGTCATAAATTCTGGCGTCTCAATCGTCCGAGGCGACGGCGTCGCGTACACGACGACGGCGTCGGCGACGGTCGGCTCTAACGGAAGCTTGACCGTTGCTGCGCAAACGGTCAGCGCGGGGGCTGACGGCAATTGCGATGCGGGCGTTCAAATGACGCTAGGCACTGCGATTCCCGGCATTCAGTCGACCGGCTCTGCCGCGACCGCGTTCACCGGAGGAGCCGATCAAGAGACTGAAGACAGCTTCTACGCGCGCGTTATGGCCGCATATCAAGCTTCGCCGCAAGGCGGTGCGAAAAGCGACTATCCGACGTGGGCGAAGGCTGTTTCGGGCGTTACGCGCGCGTGGTGCATGCCGTACGGCTTCGGTGCAGGCACGATCGTTGTCTACGCCATGCTCGATCAGGCTAACGCCTCGAATCAAGGGTTCCCGCAAGGCTCGAACGGCATTTCATCGAGCGACGTGCTTCCGAATGGAAACCCTCGTGGCACGGTTGCGATGGGCGATCAACTGGCAATCGCGAATGCCATTTATCCGCTTCAGCCAGTCACTGCGTTGGTGTACGTGTGCGCGCCGCTGCCGAACTCGCTCGCATTCACGATCAGCGGCCTAACCAACGCGTCGACTACGACGCGCTCCGCAGTTCAGGCGGCTATCTCCGAGGTCTTGACCTCCTACGGAGACCCGCGGGGCGGCACGATCGACCTTTCATATATCGAGTCGGCGATCGCTGCCGTGCCGAATACGGCTGGCTTTGTAATTACGAACGTTGTCGGTACGCAAGGCGGTTCGCAGACGACGTATCCGGGGAACATCACGTCGCAGGTTGGCTATCTGCCGGTGCTTGGTTCCGTGACCTTCTCGTAACGGAGGCGCGATGGCAGCACCTACATATAGCTCAGACGACTTCACTCGCGCGCTGCATGCGCTGTTTCCTCGCGGCCGTGTTTGGCCTCGCGATTCTGACGCGACGCAGTCTCAAGCAATCGCGGGGCTTGCTGCGATCTATGCGCGCAACGCATCGCGAGCCGGGGCATTGCTCGTCGATTCGTTCCCCGCGTCGACGCTCGAATTGCTCCCGGAGTGGGAGTCGACGCTAGGACTCCCGGACCCTTGTGCGGGCGAGTCTCCGACGATTCAGCAGCGGCGAAATCAAGTCGTCGCGCGCTTTGCGAACAGTGGCGGACAGTCCGCCGGGTACTTCAAGAACTTTGCTCTGAACCTCGGTTACGCGGTGACCGTGAGGAATTTCGCCCCGTTTCGTTGCGGGCAAAGCCGAGCGGGCGATTCGCTCGGCGGCGTCGAGTGGTTCTACACATGGGCGATTAACGCGCCCTTGAACACCATCACGCGATTCCGCTCGGGGCAATCGACCGCGGGTGAAGCGCTCGCTACGTGGAATAACGCTGTTCTCGAATGCGAGTTAAAGGCGGTCGCCCCGGCGCATACCTATCTGCTTTTCCAATACTCCTAAAGGTATCGAATGTATCAAATTGACGTATCAACCGCGGTCAGCACTCAGCCGACCTCGACTGCGCTCGGCACGCCCGGATACTTCACGGACGGAAACGCAGCGCTCGGGCAAGCGGCGACGGTCGTTCCCGCTGAGTTCCTGAATTCGATCATGCTCGAATTGGTGAACACGATTACGGGCGCGGGCCTCACGCTCTCGAAGTCGTCGTTCAATCAGCTTTACACCGCGATTCGTGCGCTCTCTCAGGGCGGGGGAGCGACCTACGCCGTCGATACTGGATCGGCAAATACGTATCAGGTCGCCTATACGCCCGCAATCACTGCTGTGGTTGACGGGATGAAGCTTCGGTTCAAAGCGAAGACCGCAAACACCGGGGCCTCGACGTTTTCTCCTAACGGACTTGCTGCTGCGCCGATCTACGGTGGGGCTCATTCAGCGCTTTTGGGCGGAGAGATTGTCGCGAACTCCGATGTAGAGGTCGTATGGAATAGCTCTCTCAACAGTGGGAACGGTGCATGGGTCATCCTTGAATCGACGGGAGGCTTCATCGAGGCGGCGACGCCCGCGCCGGGAGAAAACAGCGCCAAGCTTGCTACGACCTCTGCTCTGATGTGGGGCCTTTATCAAGGCAAGGGAGTGCAGCGCTTCACGTCTGGCGGTACATGGACCTGTCCGGCTGGTGTCACGACTGTATGGCTCTCTGGCGTTGGAGGGGGTGGTGGCGGTGGTGGATCGAACGGGACGTCAGGCGCAGGTGAAGGTGGCGGCGGTGGCTCATGGAATATCCGCGTCCCGGTTACTGTGACGCCGGGGACTGTCTATACGGTCACTATCGGCGGCGGCGGATCGGGCGGAGCTAACGGCGCAAACGGCGGTGCGGGCGGTCAAACGAGCTTTGGATCGCTATTCACTGCGCCGGGCGGGCAAGGCGGCTCCTATACGGGATCGACATACGGTGGCGGCGGCCAAGCAGGAACGAACAGCATTGCGGGGGCGGCTGGTCGAGATGGATTCGGCACGATCCCGGGGGATGGCGGATGGAGTCCATTCGGAATGTCTCAATGCCGTACCGCTACGCCGGGTGGAAGCGGCTTTGGATATGGTGGCGGCGGTGCTCCCGCAAATTCTACGTCCGGCGCTGCCGGTGGAAATGGACTCCTCATTATCGAGTGGTAAGAGATGCCTAAATTCGCTCATTTCGACCCGTCTACGGGCGACATTCTCAACTGGATGGACACCGACGCATTCAGCTATCCGGCGATGCCCGACGCGTCGACCCTCGCGCCCGCAACTGACGGGCAATGGGAGGAACGCGAGACAGCGGCCTTCATCATCGTCAACGGCCAGCTTTCCGTGCCGAATGCGGCGGTTCAGCTTGCCGCTGCTCGGGCCGCGCAATTGGAAATTTTGAATGATGGGTGTAAGGCGGCGATCTATGCGGGCTTCACTTCGTCTGCGCTCGGTACTGCTCACGCGTACCCGGCGCTCGACACGGATCAACAAAACCTTTCCGCGTCAGTGCTCGCATCGCTGATGCCGAATCTCCCGTCTGGATGGACGACTCCTTTTTGGTGTTGCGATTCTTCTGGAGCGTGGTCGTACGCGCCACATACGGCGGCGCAGATTCAACAAGTCGGGCAAGACGGTAAGGCAGCGATTCTTGCTGCGATCGCGAAGAAGGCGCAGCTTGCGGCACAAGTGAATGCAGCGACGACAATCGCGGCGGTTCAGGCGATCGTATGGGAGTAAGCATGAGCCGTTTCCAACTCATGTTTGTCTGGCTGCTATGCGTGCTCGCTACGCCGATCCTGCTCGTTGCGATGCTCGCCGAAGCGCTGTTCGGGTCGACCGAGCGTGCGAAGAACATCGCCATTGCTGAAGACGAGGCCGGGAATAGCCTGTTCGGCGGTCCGCCGACGCAGACGATTTCCGAGCGCACCGGCAACGCCTTGATCGAGGGCCAGCGGTGGGCGCATTTCGTCGCGCCGTGCATCGATCTTCTGTTCGGCAAGGGGCATTGCCTCGCGAACGCGACCATCGCGCCGAAGTAACACAAGCACTAGACCAATCAAGCCGCCCACGAGGCGGCTTTTTTCTTATGGGGAGTCGGATGGATTCGACCGCAATCGCGGAAATCGGGTGCGCCGTGCTGGCACTGCTCGGGAGTGTCTTCGCGTACCTGTGGCGGCGCTCGGAGTCGCAGCGAGACGACACGATCAAGGCGCATGGAGAAGCGATCGACGACTTGTCGAAAGAACTATCCAAGTCCGACAAGAAGCACGGCGACGAACTCGCGGCCTACAAGCTGCACGTCGCCGAAACCTACGTCACGAGCAACGCGCTTAGCTCGTCAATCGACGCAATCAACCGGGCTATCGAGGCGATCTTCAAAAAGTTGGAGCGCATCGACGATAAGCTCGACAACAAGGCCGACAAATGATTATTTCCGCTTCGCTGTTGGTTGCAGCGTGCGGCGCGAATCAGGCGAACGCGGCGAAGTTCGCTATTCCGCTGAGAACAGCTTGCGACCGCTACAGCATCAACACGCCGCAACGTGTGGCAGCGTTCCTCGCGCAAATCGGGCATGAGTCGATGTCCCTGTCGCAAACCGAGGAATCGTTCAATTACTCGATTCCTGCGCTGATGGCGACGTTCCCGCGCGCGATGCCGTTTGCGCTCGCGCAGAAATACGGGCGTCAGCCGACCGAGAAGGCAATTCCGCTCGACCGGCAGAAGCAAATCGCGTCGATCGTGTACGCGAACAAGTACGGCAACGGCGACAGCACGACCGGCGACGGATGGACATATCGCGGGTCTGGATTGGTGCAGACGACGTTTAAGGCGAACTTCAAGGAAGCGGGCGACGACATCGGGGTCGACCTCGTTTCCAAGCCTGACTTGCTTCGCACGGACCCGACGACGGCTGCGCTCGCCGCTGGCTTCTTCTGGCTGAATCACGGTCTCAATGCGCTTTCGGATAGCGGCAACTTCGACGCCGTCACGCGGCGCATTAATCCGGCGATGGCCGGGAAGCCCGACAGAGACAAGCGCTACGCCGCCGCAAAGGCCGCACTCGGTATCTGAGCGCGGACGACCTCTCGCGAGCCGCCTACGGGCGGCTCTTTCATTTCCTGCTATGCAAATCGCACAAGAACATGAACACCGGGACACGATCAGCGAAGACGTGTTCTACCCGGCGCATCCTCCGCGTACGGAGTCCGCCGTTTTCCGCTCGACGAAAGTCGCGGGACATGCGGCGCGACTGCCTTGCGCGATCAGCGGTCAGGCGGAAGGCGTTGAATACCATCACGTCTTTTGCGAATGGGCCTTTACGTCCGCTGTCGACTGGCAAACCGTAAAGGGCGTAGCGACCGGCGAGATTACCCGCTTGCCTGTCCTCGACCTCGAAACCGATCAGCCGACCGGCGATTCGTTCCCCGCGGAGCAGTCGCTTCTGTGGGTGATTGTGCGGCTCGCCGAGGCGCGCGGCTTCGACTGGAAGGCATTCGACCCGGCTCGCCCCGAGACCTTCATCGACAGCATGGCGAACATGCTCGTCCTGCATTCCAAGTTCCATCGCAAGAAAGGTCACGGCATCCACGCCGAGACGCTTCCCGTCTGGATTTTCCAAGCCTTCCCGCGCGTCCCCGGCTTCGTGTATTCCGCCGACGAACTGCGCGCGACTCTCCATTAAGGACCGCCATGCTGAAGAAGCTTCTCCAGCTTGTGACCGGCGAAGACAACGTCACGCTCGAACCCGCGTACGCGTGGACCGCTGCGGCGTTCATCGTCGGTCTCGGGCTGCAAATTTACTGCACCGTCACCGGCAAGCCGTTCGACCTCACGCAATACGGTCTCGGCTGCGGTGCGCTGCTTACGGGTCTCGGACTCGGAAAACACTTCGGGAGCTAAACATGTTCGTACGCTGGATCGCGCTCGCGATCGTCAATCTATTTGTCGTCGCACTGGCCTATTTGCTCGCGCCGATTCTTCCCGCCTTCGCGATCGGGCGTACGACGCTCCCGCAGTGGCTGTCGTGGTTTCAGACGCCGGATAACCCGCTCGATGGCGACGCCGGGTTCAAGGCGCTTCATGCGCCATTCCGAGGCGAGCAAACGGGCTGGCGGCGGTACGTCAACCGCGTTTTCTGGCTGTGGCGTAACCCGTCGTACGGGTTCGATCTTGCGGTCCTCGGCTTCACGGCGGCTCCCTCGGCGACCGTCTCGAAGGTCGGGCCGCTTCCGATCGCCGGAGCGCCGCAAACCGGCTGGTATTTCGCGACGGCGACGAACCCGGACGGCTCGCGCGCATGGCAGTTCTACGCCGTCAAGGTATGGGGTGGCACTGCGTCTCGCGTCAATTTCGGCTGGAAGCTCTGGAGCGCTCCGGGGCTGTGTCAGTTCGCGATGACGATCAACCCGTATCTCACCATCTAGGAGATTCCATGTTCGGACTGTCTTTCGCGCGCATCGCGCCGGTTGTGGCGCGCGCGCTGGCGCTTGTCGCCGTTGTGGCTGCGCTCGTCGGCGTCGGCGTCTATCTGGCGTCACGCCATTACGCACCGATCGTCGCAAGCCTGAATCGAACCATCGGGCAAGACGCGCAAGCGCTCGCGGATCAGAAAGCCGCGTATGGCGTTCTCGCGCAGCAAACCGAGGCGCAAAACGCGGCGATCGTCGGATTGCAGAAAGCCGCCGATCAGCGCGCGCAGGCCGCGGCGTCGGCGCTCGCCAAGGCAAACGACGTTGCGTCGCAATATCAAGCGAAGGCGACGGCACTGCTCGCCTCGAAGCCCCCCGCGAGTGCAGACCTCTGCGTCGCGGCGCGGAGCCTCGTCGACGAGCAGATCAAACAGGAGCGGACCAAGTGAAGAAGCTGATTCTCGTTGCGGTGCTGTGCGCCGCATTGGCAGGCTGCGCAACTGCCCCGCAAGCCCCGGAGCCTGCTCCGGTTGTGACGACGGTCGACAAGCCCGTCCCGGTGCCGTGCAAGGTTCCGAAGCCCGAGCGGCCCGCATTCGCTTTCGACTCGCTGCCGTTCGGCGCTGACATCTACACGCAGGTTGCGACGCTGCTCGCCGACCGCAAGCAGCGCCAAGGGTACGAAGTCAGGCTTGAAGCTGCGGTCGATTCGTGCCAGTAACGCCGGATCAGCCGACGATGCGCAAATGACGCTCGGGGGCGGCGGACGCCGCATTCTCGGGCGCAATCGTGGCGAGCCAATGCCAGCCCTCGTACTTGTCGCCGGTTTGCCGAAGATGCGTATATCGCTTCAGGCTGTTCCATGAGCGATGGCCCGAAACCGCCGCGACGTGCGGGATATTCCATCCCATTTCAAACAACCGGCTAACGCCCTCGTGTCTGAGGTCGTGGAAATGCAAGTCCTCGATTTCAAGGAACTTCATCGCCCGCGTATATTGCGCGCCGATCGCGTCGCCGCTCCAAGGGAAGATGCGCTCGTCGGTCCGAGGCATTGAGAGAATGATGCGCAGCGCCTCGGGCGGGAGGTCGCACCATTGGTCATTGCCGATTTTCTCGCCGGGGTGCTTCATGTCGCGGACCATAACCCGGCTACCTGCCACGTCGAGGTCTTTCCATGTAATCCGGGTGATTTCTTCGAGCCGCCTAGTCGAAAACAGCGCGAACCCTGTCACCTTGACCATGTCGACGCTATGAATGTGTTTCGCGCGTGACCTCGAAAAATGGGTGAGTATCCGGTGCAGTTCGTCGAGCGACGGACGCCGCTCGCGCTTGACTGACCGGCTCGTCAAACCAAGTTTCTTTGCGACGATCCGTGCGTCGTCGATCGCGAGTTGGTTCAGCGGGTAATTCCAAGCGGGGCGCGCGACCGTGAAGACGGCGGCAAGGTGCGCGAGATAGTTCCCGACCGTCTGCGGCTTTACCTTCAGGTCTTGGCAAAACGATACAATAGTGGGGCTGTCGACCTCCGAGCACCGCAGCGCGCCAATCGGCGCGGCCTTGATCGCCCGTAGCACCTGTTCTTTCGTCCGCCCGAGCGCACGCCGGGACTCGCGAATGTATTGATCGATCGCTTCGCCGAGGGTCGGGTCGGGCTGTTTTAGGGCGTCGAGCGCTCCGGGCTTCGCAAGCTCGGCTTCGCGCATCTTCCCCCATGTGACCGCCGCCTGTTTGCGGTCGAACGTCTCCGACTCGGTGTGAATGATCTTCCCGGCTTTCTTGATGCGGATTTGAGCGGTATAGCCGACGGTGCCGTCGCGGCGGGTGCGTGCGGTAATGGTTGCCATGTCGGTGCTACAGGAGTTTTGTGTAGCACGAATCGTAGCACCGATGCCGATGAAAAGATACCGGAACGGTAGAAACGCTACCGAAACGGGCGTTTTTAAGGGTGCAATGAGCGCCTTGTTTTGAAAGGGTTTTCGGAAATACCCAATGAAATCAAGTACTAGAACGGTATGCGTTGCACCGATGCTGGACTGGACCGACCGTCATTGCCGGTCGTTCCACCGTACGCTCACGCGCAATACGTGGCTCTACACGGAAATGATCACGACCGGCGCGCTGCTGTTCGGCGACGCGCAGCGGCATCTCGCGTTCACGCCGAACGAATCGCCGGTCGCGCTGCAGCTCGGCGGCAGCGAGCCGGACGATCTGGCGCGCGCGGCGAAGCTCGGCGAGCAGTGGGGCTACGACGAAATCAACCTGAACTGCGGCTGCCCGTCGGAACGGGTGCAGCGTGGCGCGTTCGGCGCGTGCCTGATGAACGAGCCGCAGCTCGTCGCGGATTGCGTGAAGGCGATGCGCGACGCCGTGTCGGTGCCGGTGACGGTCAAGCACCGGATCGGCGTGGATGCGGTCGAGGAATACGAATTCGTGCGGGACTTCGTCGGCACGGTTGCCGAAGCGGGCTGCGAGGTGTTCGTCGTGCACGCGCGCAATGCGATCCTGAAAGGCTTGTCGCCGAAGGAGAACCGCGAGATCCCGCCGCTCAAGTACGACTATGCGTATCGGCTGAAGCGCGATTTCCCGGCGCTGGAGATCGTGATCAACGGCGGCATCAAGACGCTCGACGAAGTCGCGCAGCATCTCGAGCATGTCGACGGCGTGATGCTCGGCCGCGAGGCGTATCACAATCCTTACGTGCTGGCGGACGTCGATCGGCGGTTCTACGGCGCGAGCGAAGCGGCGCCGACGCGCGAGGAAGCGGAGGCGCAGCTGATCGCGTATTGCGCGGCGGAACTGAAGCGCGGCACGTACCTCGGTGCGGTCGTGCGTCATGCGCTCGGGCTGTATCGCGGCGAGGCGGGGGCGCGTGGCTGGCGTCGTGTGCTGTCCGACAACAAGAAGCTCGCGCGCGGCGATCTGGCCGTGTTCGACGAGGCGCGCACGCATCTTTTCGCCGCCGACGAAAATTTTGAAAAAAAGGCTTGGCAAGATTAAAAACGCTTTATATAATCTTGCTTCTTCGCTGTTGAACAGAACGCGACGCAGCGAAGAAAGCAGTATCAGTGGTGGCTGTAGCTCAGTTGGTAGAGTCCAGGATTGTGATTCCTGTCGTCGTGGGTTCGAGTCCCATCAGCCACCCCACAGAATGCTTCAACAAAACAGGCGCCTCGGCGCCTGTTTTGCTTTCCGGGGCAACTCGAGGACATTAGCGCCGATTCGAGCCTCGCCATCTCTAGAGCGTTCTGCTCACCATCCATCCATTTCGCGTACATTGTCAGGAACATCTCGATGCTGTGCCCGAGCTGTTTCGCGCAGAAGGTTGGGGTCATTCCGGCCATCAGCATTGCCGTCGCGTAGCTATGCCGCATGTTGTACGGCCGCCGGTAGCGAATTCCGAGTCGTTTCAGAGTCGGCGTCCAGAAACTGCGGCGGAATGCGCGCTCATCCTCCCAGCGCCTGCTGTATCTGGGATCGTGGAAGATTGCTGCGCCGGCAATTCCCGTGAACACACGCTGCCGCTTCAAGACACTGAGCGCCCGGCTATTCAGCCGGACCGTGCGTGCGACTGCCGTCTTCGTGCGATCCTTGTGCTCGCCGCGGACGAGCGCTTCCGCAACGAGGATCGTCCCGCTCGGGAGATCCACGTTCAGCCATTGGAGGCCGAAGATCTCGGACGTCCGCAACCCGGTCCAGAACCAGAAGTCGATCAAGTTGTGCACTTGGCCTGGGTGCACGCGCTCAGCTTCTTTAATGATCGATTCCGATTCCTCGCGCGAGAACGGATCCGGTGGCGGCTTCTGATGCTTCGCACGCGGCACGTCGTCCGATACTTGCGTAGAACCGACCTGGTTGTTGATGGTCTTGCTGCATAGGTCGGCGCGGCTGGCGACGGACCCATGAACCTGATCGCAAGAGGCGAGCAGGGTGTTATCGCGCGGCGCGCGCGCTACAAGCGATCACCTGGGTTCGTGAAATACAGGCTGTAGGTTGTTCTGCGGGCGCGGTCCATCCGAGTTTGCGGCGCAATTTCCCGGACGTAACGCGACGGAGAGGCGTTTGACGGCGGATCACGCGTGATTGCCACCGTGAACAATTGGTGTATGCCGCGTTAGCGGCCTTCGAATTGTTCACGGAGTGGCATTCAATTACGACTGCGTGTTCAATTTGCCGGCTGCATGTTCGAACTTCTGTTGAGCATCTTCGCCGTGATAGGTGACTGGTTGATCGCCACTGGTATCAACATAGGTCTTGCTCCCTCCTTGCCCCATAGTGAACGTTCCAGCGACTTCTCGCCGGTATTCCGCAACGGGCAATAGCAGTTCGTGCTCCCTGCTATTCGCCGGATTTGTCTGCGCGCGATCTGTATGGAGAATCGAGAAGACCGCCGGATTTCCTCGTGCGAGCGAGTCCTTTGCGTAAGACTCTTGACTGTTTAGCCCCACCGTATATTCGGGTGTGCCGGAGAGAAATGGACTGTTGCTACTTGATTTTGCGTGTTGTATCGCCAGCTTCTTGAACTCTTCGCTGCTGAGATTTCCGGAATCTTCTGCTTTATCCAGCATTTTTTTTAATTTATCGATATTCGCCTCAGATGTTTTAATGGGTGCGGGTTTATTTCCTTGTTGGAGCTGTTCTTCATATTTTTTTTGATGTGTCGCCAGTCGGTTCTTTTCCACATTGAGCTTATGCATCGCACTCGAGACGTGCGGAACATTCACAGGATCATGGCTGGGCAGAGGGGTTTCTTTTTCTTTCCGAACGAAACGTTGCAAATTGCTCTGAAGCAGCTCGTTGGTCGGGACACGACGAGGAGAAATGGGCCTTGAAGGTTGCTGAGCGGATGAGTCGCCGCTGTGGCCTTGAATGTGTGCAGTGTCCGGCGCGCCGGAGATACGAGAAGCGTCCATTGTATTTCCTCCAAATACGTATTCGTTGGTCCGAGTCCTCATGGTCAACTCAATCGATAGCCCACCGTGTAGAACCGCGAAGCTGCGGCCACGACTGCGAAATTACTGCGTGCGAATCCTGAACCAGAATGAGCCCAGGTCGGAAGCGGAGATATCCGGCTTCAGCACCGCATCGATCAAGCCGCAGCGCTATGATTGACGAACGCGTAGTCCGAACGCATTGCCGAGTGATACCAGGGAGGGCACGATGTCCATCTTTGCAGTGAATGGCGTGAGAATCGATCTGCTGACCAGGCGCGTGACGCACGTGCGTTGGGCGAAGGTCAATCCCCAAGACGACAGCTGGGTCGAAGCGCCGCGCGAGGCACGTGTCATGGACGTTGTCGATGCAATCATGGGCGGCGACGACGTCTATACGATCTTCTCGGTCGGAGGCCAGAGCGTTGTCGGACCGGCGTTGAAGACGGTTGTGTACCGCGACGCCTCGCAGGGGATCGAGCTCGACGTCGACGCAACCAAAGTGTCTCGTACGCTGGATGAGCTTCCGCAGATCTGATCGTGATTCGTTGAACTTCAACCTGGGAGGTCTCCGGGGCCGCGCCATTTGCTGAAGAACAGGAAGGTTCAACAGCGAATGCGACGGCATTCGGGGCTACACGGCCGACGGCAGCGGCGCATATTTCGGCTTCGCGGCATGCTTGGCGCGGATCCGTTCGACCTTCGTCCAGATGTCCGCGAGCTCGGCGTCTCCGACCGCGTGCATGTCCAGCGCATTCGCGAGACAGAGCGCCGCCAGCGTCACCATCACGCCGCCGGCCTCCTGTGCCGGCTCACCGGCCGGGCGCCCGAACGTATAGTCAACGAACCGGTGCGCTTCGCTCGCGGTACAGCCGCATGCCTGCACGAGTTCGAGCGCTTCTTCGAGGAAGCGATGATTCCGCTCCGTGCGATCGTTCGCTGTCGCCGCTCCGAAGCATTCGAGCATCCACGGTTGCACGCGCGCCTGAAACGTCGAAGATGTCGCGGCATGCGCGAGCCTGACCGCTTCCGGGCCGGTCTAGTTGGCCGTTACTGCAGGCGGCTCGGCGGGAGATGCGGTGAGGAGGGCGCGAGCGGATTGGACGGCGCGTTCGAGCGCCTCGATATCGGCATCATCACGCGCGCGGGCACGAACGGCTGAAATCACGTTCCCGGCCTCAAACAGAACAGTGCCGATGCAGTCCATCAGTGCATCGATGCGGCGCGTTTCGTTGTACGTGGTCGTCATCATGGCTCCGGCAAAACATATCGCTTTCGGTGGGCGGCTTCGAAATCGTTGCTGAAGCAACCTTCTCGCATGGTATAGAAAGTCCTGGCGTGCAGGCGTTTCACGGCAAGCGGTCGAGCGTTCGCAGCGCATACGTATCGGTGGCAACATACCCATCAAAGGAAGAGACATCCGTGAAGATCATGATCGTCGGTGCCAGCAAGGGGCTGGGCCGTGCGTTTGTCGAAGGTCTGTGCAGCCCCGGCGACACCGTCATCGGCGTATCGCGCAAGCGGCCGAACGCGCTGACGTTGCCTGACGCCGTCGATCTCCAGTGGATCGAGGCGGACATGGCGTCTCCTGCCGATGCCGTGGCGCAGATCGCGCGAGCCGCGCCCGCCGAACTGGACGTGCTGATCTGCAACCTCGGAATCTGGGAGGAAACGGCCTTCACCGACGCCTATGCTTTCCTGGACGATTCGGACGACACCATTGCGAACCTGGTGAACGTCAACATCACGGCCACCTTGCTGCTGCTCAAGCGTCTGGTGCCGCGGTTGCTGCGTGCCGACAAGCCGCAGCTGTTCCTGACCGGGTCGACATCGGCACTTCGGCAAAGCGGGCGCCCGGAAGTGGCGTTCGGCGCATCGAAGTTCGCGCTCAACGGGATTGCCGATGCGCTGCGCGAAGGGTTCCGGGGCAGCCGCCTGGCCGTCACGTGCCTGCAACTCGGCTACCTGAATACCGACGATGCCTTGTCGGTCCCGCTGGAAGACGCTGCGGCGCGCGGCGATGGCCAGAGCGTGCCGGTCCATGACGTGGTGGCGGTGGTGCGCACGCTGCTGCACCTGTCCAACGCGTCGTTCGTCCGGGAACTCGTGATGCCGGCGATTGCGGACGACCGCTTTTGA